TTAAACCGAGGTGTGGATGATGTAACGGCAGCATGGCTCTCTGTGAAAGAGTCAGTGTAGGGTTCGATTCCCACTCTTCACCCCAAAAAAAAACTGTTGACAAATTTTAAGAGTTGTTGTAGATTTTTTATCGAAGAGTTATGCTGGGCGTAGTCGAGGCTACAATTAAAAAAAAAACATGCCCGGTTTAAGCCCGCGCCAGCGGGAAAAAACCCGAAAATAGTTCTTGACAAGTTTTCGGGTTGCGTGGTAAAGTAAAGCGCAGAGTGAGGGCCGTGAGGTTTTCTACTACTCCTTACCTTCAACCCACGGCCCTCAAGGCTGAAAGGATAAAAAATTGAAAACGTATAAAATTACCTTGACTCAGAAGATAAAGATTGAAGCCGAGGCCGAAACCCCTCAAGCCGCTTTGCAGCAAGCAAAATCTCAGGTTGAGGGCCGCAAGTTCGAGCCTGATAATTACAGCGTTAAGGAAGTTTAAGGCATGGCAGACCGTAAACAATTCGAGCACGTTCCAACGTCGGACTCGGAGTTGGTTCGCCTTTTGAAGGAAAAGAGTTAAGGGGCCAATGATGATTACGGAATCCGTAGCTGAGCTTGATTTTGAAGAACGTCAAGAAGCATCGGCGTTAGAGTCGGAAATCATGGATGACCCAGAGAGCGCGGCAGTAGCAATTGTTGCCCTTCGTAAGTACTGCCGTCTTTTGGAAACGGGCCTTGGGGCACATGAGGCACGCGAAAGTGTTTGGGGAGGCCATGCGGAATTATATGGTGGAAGAAAGGCCCGAAGAAAGCTTTAAGCAGTCGCCCGTATTCGGCTTGCTGCATGAAGCGGGCCATTCTAGATTCTCAGAAAGTCAAAGTTTCTGTCCCTGTTTGGTGTAGTGGCCGCACCCCTGTCTGAAGAACAGGTAGTCGTGGTTCGATTCCACGGATAGGGGCCATGCTTTTGTGGTGGAACAGGCAGACGCGCCGCACTCAAAACGCGGTGGGCACAGTCCCGTGGGGGTTCGATTCCCTCCAAAGGCACCAAATTTTGCGCTGCTGGCGGAACAGGCAGACGCAGGAGACTTAAAATCTTCGGCCTTAAAACGGCGTGGGAGTTCGATTCTCTCGCAGCGCACCAATTCGATTATCAAGAGGCAATATGCCGCATTACAATATACCCAGGCAAATGAGGTCGGGTAAGTTGCCCGAATCGGACAGGCACACTTTAACTCCGAAGTATTTATTGGGCCATGAAAATAGATTTGACCCAAATGTTTTTACGCCGGAGCAGATGATTCAGAAAGGAATTTTGCGCGGTAAGCCCGCTCCTGTACAGCAAATTTAAGTTTACTCGATAGCGGCGGTCCGCAGCACGCTCTTATAAAGCGTCGGGGCAGATTACCCTTGCTGGAAGGTTCGATTCCTTCATCGAGTACCAATTTTGTGTGATAGAAGGAACAAACGGAGAGTTGTTCCCAACAAAATTTTTAGTCCGCAGGTGTTATGACGGCATTACTCCCTCTTAAGGAGATAGGTGACGGTTTGAATCCGTCGCGGACTACCAATTTTTCGCCTTGTAGCTCAATTGGTAAGAGCACACGCCTTTTAAGCGTCGGGGTTGGAAGTATCCAAATCTTCCCAGGGCGACCAAATTTTAAGCGCGAGCCGTTATATTCCGAATGGAACTTTGGTTTATAAAATTTACGTAAAGCAAGTTTAATGGAGAGGTTGGGGCAACAGGTCGCCCTACCGGGCTGTAACCCCCGGCATCCCAATGTGGATACTGTAGGTTCGAATCCTGCCTTCTCCACCAATTTGTTTCGCAGTCATTTTTAAAAAGTCCCCTTTACAAAAGGGCTGAGGGAAACATGTTAAATGCTAAAATAGCGTGGGATTGGACCGCATCCGACCCGCAAATTGTTTTTGACCATTTTGAAGTTTGGGATGCGGATTTGTCAAATAATGTTGTAGGAACAGCGCCGAGACCTGACGGAGCGGACGTAAAAACTACTCCTACCGATGCCGCGCCGTTGGTTCTTCAATACGCGAACCCAGGCGGTAAGGCGGTCGCTATTTATGCGGTTGATAATCTGGCTCAGAAATCAAGTCCGGTGTTTTTGACTTTTACGCTGACACAGCCAGTCCCAAACCCTGTAACCAACGCCCGTTTCCTTGGCCAGTAATATTCTGGCGTTGGGTTTGCTTGATTAAATATTTTTTGAGAAAGTTAGTGTGCAGACCGCGCAGCGCCCGTTGAGAGGAAGTCGTTCAATTAGTCCGAGGCGTAAAAAGTATCGGCTTGAATTTTTCGTACTCCGCTGATGTAGTGGTAGCATGGATGCCTGATTAGCGTCTCGTCAAGGTTCGAGTCCTTGGTGGAGTACCAAGTTTGGGATTACACTCAGGAATACAAACGGGCGTATTCTTGTGTTAGGTGTGGAGAGTCCGAATCTTGTTGTTTGGGACTCAAGCTTATTATAGAGGAGATTCATTTTGGGCGAGTAGCTCATTCAGGAGAGCGCCGCACTTGCAATGCGGAGGCGGCAGGGGCAGAGCCTGTTTCGTCCACCATACGCTGTTAGCAAACTGGTAGTATGCGCTGGTCCTACAAACCAGAAGGAATGGTTCGATTCCATTACGGCGTACCAAAAGGCTGTTCGTTTAGAGGAAAAGACAGCGGACTACGAATCCGCAGACGCGGGTCCGACTCCCGCACGGCCTTCCAATTTTTAGGACTGTTAGGCTAACGGATAAACCAATGCGCTTCGAACGCATAATTAAGGGTTCAAATCCCTTGCGGTCCTCCAATAGTTATAATGCAGCAGTGCAGAGAAATAGCAAGTGCCGTAGTTATGAGATACTTCTTCTAGTGTGAAAAAAGACTTATAACGCTTGTTGCCTTGCTTTTTATTCCAGTCTGGTCCAATTTGGCAGGACGCTTGGCTGTTAACCATGAAGGTCTGGGTTCGAGTCCCAGGGCTGGAGCCAAATTTTGAAATTTTTAAAGTGTCGTAAAATAATGCACGATTAGTTTAATTGGTAGAATGGCCGTTTTGTAAACGGCGGGAGTTGGTTCAAATCCAACATTGTGCTCCAATTTTTAAGTTTGCTTTGTTGGTCTAGTGGCATGACAGCGGTTTCGTAAACCGCGAGCCGTGGTTCGATTCCACGACGAAGCTCCAAAAATCGCTAAGTTTTTAGTTGACAAAATAAAAGTTTCATGGTACGCTTTGTTAGTTCAATGGTAGAACGCGCCCTTGGTAAGGGTGAAGTGAAAGTTCGATTCTTTCACGAAGCTCCAACGGTGCTAGGGTCAGTTGGTAACGACACGGCCCTGTCACGGCTGAAGTCTGGGTTCGATTCCCAGTAGCACCGCCAAGGCCCTGTCGTCTAAAGGCAGGACATTAGATTCTCAATCTAAGAACAGCGGGTCAGTACCGCTCAGGGTCACCAATTGGATAATGGCGAAGTCGTCTAATGGCCAGGACATCAGCCTTTCAAGCTGAGAACGAGGGTTCGACTCCCTTCTACGCCTCCATTTTGCGTCTGTGGATGGAATTGGGCAGACACGCCAGTCTTAGAAACTGGTGCCTTCGGGCGTACAGGTTCGAGTCCTGTCAGGCGCACCAAATTTATGATTTCGTTCGGAAGCTAATCGGCTAGGCGGCGTTCTCATAAAGCGTGCATGGTTGGTTCGATTCCAACCCGAACGACCAATTGAAGCGGGGATGTGCTCCGGGTGCACACAAGACTCATAACCTTGTGGCTTGTCCAAAGTGGGTTCGATTCCCTCCCCCGCAACCAATTTTAGCGAAGTTAGTTTAGTGGCAGAACAAAACCTTGCCAAGGTTTGAGTACGATTTCGATTATCGTACTTCGCTCCATTTTTGTAGTATATGAGTATTCATTAGATTTAACCGTGAGGTCTCTGATGAGTCGTTCATATAGAAAGCCGTATGCTAGTTTTGTTTGCGGCTCCAATAGTGCTCGTTGGGATAAAACACAAGCAGCGAGAGCCGTTCGTCGCACTCAAAACCAAGCCATTAAGAAAGTTTTATCGAGTGGCGATTGGGACGAGTTTTTGATTCCCGACAGGTATGAGTGCAGTCATAACGATGTTTGGGATTGGAGCCGCGATGGAAAGCAAGTTTACATGGCCAAGGATTCACAGTATAATAATCCTTTTGCTTATGTGAATTATGGGGATTTTGAGTTCGCTGTAAACTGTATGTTGGAAAGACAGAAACATACCGACAATTGGATTGCTAGGCTTTCAAGAAAATAATTTTTCGAGTCGCCAATCGCTGACTTTGTTACAATGTCGTCGAACGCTGACTTTCTACGTCGCTATTTTTTGTCTGGAAAAGGAACGTGCCGACAAGAAAATAATTTTTCGAGCGGGCGTGGTATAAAGGTTGTGCCTCAGCCTTCCAAGCTGAAGAAGACGGGTTCGAGTCCCGCCGACCGCTCCAAGTTTAACGCGAGTCATAGGTGTTAGTGGCAGCATATCGGTCTCCAAAACCGTAGGGTGGGGGTTCAAGTCCCTCATGTCTCGCCAAAAAGTTTTTAAGGCTCTGTCGTTCAACGGACAGGACCGCTGACTTCTAATCAGCGTATGCGAGTTCGATTCTCGCCGGGGCCTCCACGATTTGTCGTTTAATCGGATAAGACAGAAGTTTCCTAAACTTCTTATGCGGGTTCGAGTCCCGCCGAGTCGTCCAAAATCGAGGCACAAATATGAGGCCGTTAAAAGTAATGCTTTGTGCTCTCGTGTCTATCGTGAGTTATATATTAGGTGGTTTATTAAACGTTGCCGCCATATCGGCAAACAACGGTATGATGCCCGTTTATGTAGGAAAATTGACGAATCAAGAAATTTTTCTTGACAATGAGCACGTTTCAATGGCAACATACAGTCATTTGAAGATTTTATGTGACTATATTTCAATCGGAGATACGATAGCAAGTCCCGGAGACGTTTTATTGGTTTTAGGATTCTTGGGACTGATTGTTTCTTTTCTTGTGGCTACATATCTTATTGGAAAAGCCGTAAAGAATAAATTGAATTTGGTGAACTAGGCTATCGCGGAACGGTGGCTCCCTCAAACCGTAAGGTGTCGTCAAGGCGTACCTTGAGCATCGTATTACAGGGGGCGAAATTCCGAGGAAGTTCAGGACACATCTCAACATCAGACCGTGGAAGTTGCGGGCCGAGTAATTGGACGGGTAAGCCTCGATATTCTAATTATTGGCGGATAGTTAGAATCATTGGAGTCGAGAAACTCCCTCTGAGTGCAATGCCAAATAGGGCGGGAGTGAGTTGAGCACGCAGAACGCCGGGTAGGCAGCTTAGATGGATGATGGCCGTTATACAGAATCCTGGCTATTGTTCACCACATTATACGGAGTGCTGGCGAAATTGGTAGCCGCACTTGTTTGCTAAACAAGCGACCGAAAGGTTGTGGAGGTTCAAATCCTTCGCACTCCGCCAATTTTAGAGGGTAGCGGGAGATGGTTCCCAACTAGTCTTGAAAACTAGGCTAACCGAAAGGTTAATCGTTCGACTCGGTTATCCTCTGCCATTTTATAGTGTCACATATTTTACCATAAGCGTTTTACAGTGAAATATGTGACACTTAAGCACGAGTAGCCAAGTGGCAAGGCATTCGTCTGCAAAACGAATATACGAAGGGTTCGATTCCCTCCTTGTGCTCCAATTGCTTTGTCGAATAATTGGCAATTCGCAAGTCTTTGAAACTTGTTATTCAGGTTCGAGTCCTGACGAAGCAACCAAATTTTGAAATTTTATTGCGATGTCATTCAATTGGTAGGATGCTAGTCTCTGAAACTAGTCATCTTGGTTCGAGTCCAAGCGCCGCAACCATATTTGAGTTTTAAGCAGATGAACATATCAAAACAAGCATCAATGGGAAAGTATCTTTCTCATGGCGAGGATTTTCTTCATTTGATAAATAGGAATGGAGAAATACTTTTCTCAATTGATGGAAAAGGCACAGTACACACTCCAAGAATTACGTTTTTTGACGGAACTACTCAAATATCGGCGGCTGCCATAACCGAAACTTCAATTGATGCGGGTACTTTTTAATGAGTCTTAATGTATCTATTCAGCTTTATCGAGGAACGAAATCTAGTTTGTCAACTTTGCCGTCCACGGGTTTTGCGGGTGTACTTGCGTGGACAACAGACACTAATGAAATTTATGTTGATACTGGAAGCGGAACTGGAATACCTGCCGCTTGGTCTAGATTAGCCAATGATGTAAAAGTTTTTACGGCAGCCGACCAAACATCTAGGTTGGCGCTAACTGGTGTTCTTATCGGAGATTTGTGTTTACAAGCCGATAACAATCGTACATACATTTTAACTGACGAGCCAGCGTCGAATAATGTAAATTGGACAGCCATAGGAGTTACATCGGGAACGACTATTCAGGGTTTATCGGCACCTGTAACTCATCAGTTTGTGACATATATTGATAATAACGGTGTTCAGCATTTAGCACAACCTTCATTTGCTGATATTTCAGGCTTACTCGCTCAAACTCAATTACCGACTTCGATTGGAGCAGGCTCAAGCCTAACGAATATAGATTGCGGTAGCTTCTAATGGCTAGAAATGTAGGTATTCAAGTTTTGCGCGGCATTAAAGCAAATATGCCCATATTGCAAACGGGAGAGTTGTATTTTGCAACAGATGAAGCTCAGCTTTATGTCGGAACTTCGTCTGGAAATCAGTTAGTTTTGTTGCATCAGTTGGGTGTAGGTAATGGGGGTATTCAGACAGTACGTGCTCCTCAGAAAGGAACTGGCGACGGGCCGTCTAATCCACGCGATATAGTTGGTTTTTTGAAAATAGTTTTGTCGGGAACTACATATTGGGTTCCTTTAATGCAATAATTTCGAGTCATAGGCGGGTAAATGGAAGCCCTCTGGTTTTGGAAACCAGTGCCTAACGGCCTTGCAGGTTCGAGTCCTGCTGATTCGACCAATTTTTAATCGAGAATTAGAGAAGCCTGGTTGTTCTCGCCTGCTTCGGAAGCAGGAGGTCCAAGGTTCAAATCCTTGATTCTCGACCAATTTCTGACCCCGCTGTTTCAAACGGCGGGGTTTTGTATTTATAGCGGAGAAAACATGACAGCAACACAACAGGCTTTGTATTCACAAAATAGTTCTCAGAACGGCTCGACGGTGGCTACTGCGTGGCCTCAAGTCACTCCCAATGCTGTTGGCGGGCAGAATTTGGATTTGCTTCAGATTGTGGATAATAATGGCGGTAAAGTTCTCTTAAATGTTGATTATACAGGAACGGTTCATAACCCTGCATCTAACTTTACAAATGGCACCCGCATCGGACAGTTTTTAACCCACCTAAGTTCGACGGCCACTACCGCTCAGTTGTTCGCAGATGCTTTTTCTAATCCGTCAAAACTTGATATTTTGCAGGTCATAAACTCTGGCGGAAATATTCACTATTATTTGGATTATTTGGGTGTAGCTCACGGCAGTTAATCTGTGAGGCTTTTATGAGCCTTTTACGTTTTATAGCAACAAGGCTTTGCCCTCGTTGCGGACGTGTTTTAGAACAGCGCGAACACGGTCAAGAAGTTAAATGTGTATGCGGATGGATTTGGAAGTAAATGTCAACCGATAATAAATTGAGAGCTATCGCATTTTTGGGGCAGTATCAGGCCGCAGGCGTTAATTTACAAGACGGAGAAGTTTGTCCGTTGCAGGTGACGCAAGACGGCAAATTGATTACAAACGCTAGCAGTGCGGCTGTTACAAATGTAAATATATCTGAAATTGCGGGGTCGCCTGTTACAATATCAAATGCTCTGCCCGTAGAACTTTCGGATGGAACAAATTTATTTGGTAATCCTTCAAATCCCATTAGTGAAAACATGGCCCAATGGGGCGGAGCCGCAGTAGGTGCGGCGTCGAATATTTCAGGAGATGGCTCACAGGTTGCCCCATTTTACAGGCCCATTCCGAGAAGATATGCCTCTATCTCTACTTCTACTCCTTTAGGAGCGGGAGCAAGTTTTGTGTCGGCTTGGGTGGATACTCAGGCAACTGGAGGTAATTGGGTTGTTTTGCAGCACCGTGCTGATGTTGCCAGCGGGACGGTTTCGATTCAGGGAACAAATGATACATCTGTTCCAAATTTTACAGCAACTCTTAATACTTTAGGACCTGGCGGAAGTGCGGTTCCAAACACTACTTATACTTGGGGAACCTATATTCCAACTAGGTATTGGCGTGTTAACTATATTAATGGCGGCAGTCCGCAAACCACATTTAATTTGACGGCCTTTGAGGCAACAGTTCCTCCAAATTTAGTAATTGGCGGAAATGGAAGCCAACCTCAAATTAGTCCAAATCAAGGCACTTTATCAATTTCGACAACCGGCGCCATTGTCGTGGCAGCCGGAACGAATGTTTCTGGGGCCACGCCTGATAATATTAGAGAAGATGTTCAAAATTCAGGGGGCGCGGCCCGCCCTATGGGTTCGGCGCAAATGCTTTTACAATCCGCAGTTGGAACTCCCACTTGGATTGAAGCCCGAACGCCTAGTACATTTAAGACCGCAATCGCCACGGCGGCAGGAAATACCGCTCTTTGGACTCCAACAGCCGGAAAGAAATTTCGTTTGATGCGATTGGTTTTTCAGCTTACTGGAAATGCGGCGCAAGCCGCAGCAGGCATATTAACAATAGATTTACGAGACAATGTAACTTCAACAAATATCACTTTTAGTGCGTTTGTTCCGAGTACTGGCGGAATAACATTTACTGATGACCATTATACGTATCTTGACCTTGGTAATGGAATTTTATCGGCAGCGGCTAACAATGTTTTGAACATTAATCTTAGCGCCGCTCTTACATCAGGGCATGTTCGTATTATTGCAATGGGAACAGAGGAATAATAATGGCTACACATACATATGTAGTTAGTTCGGCTTCTTATGTTCCTTTGAACGACCCTAATGCGGACCCTCTAGTAACTATCGTGGGTACTGTAGACGGTGTGGATGTTACAGTTCAAATTTGGTTGAGTGCCATAAAACAGGCGGCGCAATCGGGCGGTATGGCAGCCGTAAAAAATTTAATTGCGCCAATTATGTTAAATCAGGCACTTATTAATAATCCGCCTCCGCCGCAGCAGCCAGTTCAATTACCAACCGGAACTTTTGTTCAATAAAGAGGATTTATTATGGCTATATCACAAGTGAATATGTCAACTCCAACGAATCAGTTTGTATTCACTGATTCCGTGATGGGAAATTCTCCCGATGGAGTTAAAGCATCTAGTGCGGTTTTGTATGGGGTTCGCGCCGATAATTCGGCTAACGGAACTCCCGTTTATGTGAAATTGTATAATGCGACTTCAGGAAGCGTTGTTGTGGGCACTACTGCGCCCGATGAAATTATTTATGTCCCAGCCAACTCAGTTGTAACTCGTACATATTTTACTGGCGCTTCGGTTGGAGTGACTTTTGCAACGGCCCTTACGGCGGCTTGTGTAACTTCGGGAGGAACGGCTGGAACTACATCGCCAGCCCTTTCCGTGTCCGTTTCTATTACATACGCATAATTATTCTTTCGGTTTAACCGAAGAAAATCAACTGTCTTTAAACATTGAGCACTTAGACAGTGTGCTTTAGATTATGCCCATTTAGGGCATTTTCTATTAAAGCGGCAGGGAGCGAACATCGTAACTCGAATATCGTAGCCTTGTTCGTATATAAAGGAGAAAAACAAAATGGGTGTAATTAAATCGTATCTTATTAACGGCGGCAACCCCGTAACTGTTGGCGGAGTAGGAACGGCGATTAAGTATTTCGCTAACGTTCCCGGCGCGGCCAATTGGAACAGCGGAGTCAGCGGAGTTAATGCTGGAGTGAGCGGAGCGCAGACTCAGGGTCAAACTCCAAGTTCTACCAGCAATGCCGGAGGTTTGCAGGTTCCGGGTAATAACGAGTTGAACGGCCAATTGTTCCGTGTTACGGCATCTGGAAATATTTTATTCGGTGCGGGCGAAGCTTCTACAACTGGTAAGGTTGGGTTGTATTTGAGCAACGTTGCAGCCGGAGTTGCTCCTAACTATCAGACAATTCTTGAAGAGACTATTACAAACCAGGCTCAGGACGGAGTTTTCTATCCTTGGACAATTGATGTCTATATGCAGGGAGACACAAGTTCGGGCTTGTTGCAGTTCTACAAGAATGCGTGGAGCATGATTAACGGCACTGCCACATCGGCGGCTGCTGGTACCCCGATTAGCGGTATTAGTTTTGCAACCGACCCCGCTTTCGTATTGGTAGTAGGCGTTACATTCGGAGCATCAAACTCTGGAAATAGCGCAAATATGTACCAATTCCAAGTAAGTTTGCCATAAAAAGTTAGAGACTGACGGGGCGCACGGATGAAACGCGCCCCTCGTCATCTAGTCTGTGGAATCCAGAACAGGATGCGCGTGATAGTCGCGCCAAATTAAACGGGACTTAATTATGGCAGACGAACAGAAACAGTTACGCATAGACGTAACAAACGAAACGGCGTATAAGGTTGGGGTTGTTCAAATGTTGCAATTACTAGACGACCGAACAGCCTGTTTAGCCGAAATGAAAAAGAAAGTAGATAGGCACGAAACAATCGTTCAGGTTGGGAAATGGGCGTCTATTCCAATTTTGGGGCTTTTTAATTTAGCAATTAAAAGCATACTTCATAAATTGGGTTGGGGATAAGGAGTGTTTATGCCAGCGGTATCACGCGCACAGCAAGCGGCAATGGCCATTGCTGAACACGAACCAGAAAAATTATATGAACGAAATAAGGGGCTTTTAGAGATGTCTAAAAAGCAGTTGCACGATTTTGCGGCTACTTCTAGAAAGCATCTTCCTTCCTATGCTCATGCCAGAAAAAAGAGGAACGAATAATGGCGGAAAAAAGTTGGCTGAAAAAGATTTCTGCCTTAAAAAGATTAATTTCTGAAGTAGGTCCTTTGTGGCCTAAAAGCACTCGTCTTTCTGGCTATGCCGAAAGCGGACCCTATCATTGCGAAGATTGCGTTTATTTGAAAGGAAAGAAAGAAGGCGAAATTTTTGTGGATAAAGAGGGCCAAGGGCGCTGTATGCACCCCGTTGTTATAGCCGACCGAGAAACTAAAAAGGATAAGAATTTTCTTCCTATCGTTAATATACAAAAAGGCTGTTGTGAATTTGTGGAGCCGCCCGAAGATGAGGAAGAATCGGAGTAATTTATATGCATGCTAAACATGGATTTACAAGAACTACCATAGAACATCATGCGGACGGCAGTTCGACGATAGTACATGAACGCCACGATGGTGAGAAGAAAACTCATGCGGTAGCAGATTTGGATGGAGTGCACGACTCTTTGGAAGACCATCTAAGAGTTCCCGGCGATGAGGAAGAAGCAATGGAAGAAAAAATCCATCCGGGAATTCATGAAGAGATAAAAGAAGGTTTAAAACATGGCTAAGAAAAAACACGCTGGCCACGGCTATCATCGTACTCATATTGAGCATCACCATGATGGCTCTGCTACGGTTCATCATGTGCATGAAGACGGCCCAGAGCACGACAGAAAGCACGCAGTGGCTAATTTAGACAAAATACACGACAGTATTCAAGACCATTTGGGGCAACCGAATCCAGGGGAAGCGGAAGCCGACATGGGAAACCACGGCATTCCTGCGGAGCAAGCAACCGCAGCCGGAGTTCCTGTTGTGCCGTCCCAAACGCCTCAAATGCCCGGAGCATAATCATGGCAGATAAAGTTAAAAATCCTTCGTTGTACAGAGCAATGCATCATCTTCGTAAAGGTGGATTGCACAGAGCGTTGCACGTTCCCGAAGGCGAACCGATTCCTGAGTCTAAACTAGAGGCGGCAACGCATTCGGAAAACGAGCACGTTCGGCACATGGCCAACTTTGCTAAAACAATGAAGGGGTTTAAAAAGGGATAAGCATGTTTGAAAAATTAAAGATTGGATTTGTTGCATTAACCAATAGAAGCCTAGTGGCTCCAATTTTTAATTTGTTTTCTGGCCGATGCACTTTTTTTGCGATTGTTTTTACTGTGGTAGGAATCAAGCTCGCTTTAATTGGTAAATTAGATGCAAACTATGCTTTATTTGTAGGCGCAATTCAGTCATTGTTGGTTTTGCATTCATGGAAAGAGGATATTGCGGAACAAAACGAAATTAAACGTATGAAAAATTCATCCTAGAGGCAGAGATGTGTAATGAGGAAGCCCTTAAAAAAGTTATAGGTATTTTGATGTCTCAACTCGAAGAAGAGCGTCAATTAAGGGAAGACCTCGTAAAGTTCTTGATAACGGGAAAATTTTTCATATCATCAAGAAAAATCATTTCTGAAAAAGATATAGAAAATAAAATTTTGGAGTTGTCGGGAGTCGGGTCGTAAATGGAAAAGACTGTAGCTTTCATAGTTCGTCATGGGTCAACCCGTCTTAACGATGAAAACAAATACAGAGGCCAATTGGATGTTCCATTAGACGAACGTGGAAAAAGAGAAGCTAAGGAAGTTGCAGAGTTTCTGAAAAATCAACCAATAGGACAAGCTTGGACTAGTGATTTAAGACGGGCAAAAGATACGGCAAAAGAAATTCTAAAGGGCCGAGGTTTAAAAGCTATTCCTACGGAAAAATTGCGACCTTTGGATTCGGGAAAATTTGCGGGAAAGAGCAAAGACGAATATAAAGAACAGATGGAATATTATCACGAACATCCAGAAGAGAAAATTCCCGGCGGCGAATCTATTAATGGGGCCAATAATAGGATGAGAAAACCTCTTCTTAAAGCATTTCGCGCGGGATTAAGAGGAAAGCCTAGTCTTGTTTCGGCACATGCTAGTGTGATACACAGCGCGGGGCACTTGTTGCATAATAACCACAAAGCGGCTTTGGTGAAACCTGGAGGAGCCGTAAAAGTTATTTATGATGGAGAGAAATTTAAAGCTCGCCCCATATTTAAAGCTAAGATGGAAGATGAGAAACATTATGCATCTTAAAGAGGTGACACATGGCAGCTCTCGATAATATAGCATCAAAATTGATGGAAGCAAAAGAAACTCTAAGAAAGGCAAAAGAGTGGGCACCGCCATTGAAGATTGGCACACCGATGGCTCCTAGTGTTCATCCTAGCTATGCCAACGCGGCCTATTCGGCTGTGAAAGACGCGGCAAGAAAAGCCCTGTCTTCACCGCAAACAGAAAAAGAAGCTAAAGACATAGCATCAGGAATAAATTGGAGATTGCAACAGCAAAAATCGGTGAAGTAGAGAAGGTAAACAATGCCTTTGGCGGGATTAGAAAAAGGTAAAAATAATTTTATTAATAAGCGTATAAACGACCAAAAAAGTTTTTGGCCAGGATACGTTAAAAAATGGGATGAAGAAAACGGCGGAAAAAGATTTCGTTCAGAGATAATGTCTTTGTCGGAACTTTGGAAGCTTTATTTGACGGGAGTTAGTACGGAGCTTTCAGCGGAAGAAGAAGCTCGTGGTAAAAAACCCGACAAGATAGACAGAATAAGTCAAGTTGTTCCTATAAAAGCATTTGAGTTACCGGGCCGATTTCACGAGCCATACATAACCGAAGACGGGACTAGAATTCACAAGGAAGGTTGGGGATACCTTCATTTCGACCAATGGTTATATGCGCGAGACCAAGCCAGAAAGGATTTGTTTTGGCTGTGTAAAGAAGTCTTCAGTATGGACTTGTATGAAGATGTACATAGGGTTGTATGCAATCAGTTTGTGAGTAAAAATTTCGACGGTGTTTATGAAGAAAATTACTCTCTAAGGGACTTTCATCGCGCTTTGTCTAATCAGAGTCGCGTTCCTACGATTTGGGCGGAAACGAAGCCATATGTGAATGGATATTTTCCTGAAAAAACTCTTGACGATTATGGAAATTATATAAGAGACCCAATAGAAGAAACGAAACAAACAAATTTTGCTAAAACGATGATTCTTTTAGACCCTCGTGGGTTTTTTAAATCATCTATAGACGTTGCTGATTGTATTCAGTGGATTATTAATTGCCCCGACATAAGAATTTTGATTGTTAGCGGAGTTAATAAACTAGCGGCTCAATTTATGGTGGGCGTTAAGCAAGGGCCGAAAGGAAAGTCATTCTATCTTCCGAGAGGGGTTCCGCCGTCTCCGTTTCATTATTTATTTCCTGAATTTGTAGTTCGCGGAGTGGATGGAACTTCAAAAGAAGATTTCCGCGTTAACGAAAATATAAAAAAACATCTAAGTTTGGACCCAACTCTCGGAATTATTTCAGTGGGTTCGTCTTTATCGGGTTTTCACTGCGACGTTTTGAAGTTTGACGATATAGTTACAGACGATAACTGTCTAACAGAAGATGCGCGAGAAGCCATTCTTTTGAAAGCAGACGGCGCGGTCAATTTGTTAATGGATTGGGGTTGGCACGATATTATCGGAACTAGATATTATCCCGATGATTATTACGGCCAAACAGAGGCAACTCACAAGAAAGACCCTGAGATGTTCAATCTTAAATTCTTTCAAAGGGCCTGTTGGACCGTCAAGGAAGAGTTTAAGGACGTAGAAGCTAGAAGTTTATATGACCTTACGGAAGATATGGTCACGTTGACTTTTCCTCAGAAGCACCCTAAAGGTCCGCATTATTCTTGGTTGGAGCTAAGAGCCAAACTTAAGAATGAAAAAAGTTTTAGATGTTTTCCTGCTGGGTCAAAAGTTCTCATGGGTGATTGGACTGAGAAAGCAATAGAGGATATTAGGCCCGGTGACGAAATAATAGGTTTTGATAGCGGCTTAAAGAAGGCTGTTGTTACTCATGTTCACGAGAAGCGAGATTTAGTTTCCAAGTTTCTAACAGAACAGGGGCGTACTATCTTCTCGACAAGAGACCATAAATTTCTTCGACCTAATACAGGAAAAAAGAAAGTTTATGGACCTTTGAAAATAGGAACTAAAGTTGTTTCTGTTTATAGCCCGTCAGGAGAATTGCTTTCCAAACAATGCAGTCGAGATATGGATTGGCTTAGAGGCGGCTCATCTATAGATAAAATTATTTCTATAGAAGATTTGAACGAGCAGCCTGTTTACACTCTCACGACAACTACAGGAAATTATGTTTGCCAAGGTTTTGCTGTGGCTAATTGTCAGCAGCTTAATCAGCCTGTTTGGGGCGAAGAATCCACAATTAGTTTCGACAGGCCGTTATTGGAATCTAGGAAAACTAAAACTTTATCGGAAGTTTTGTCTGTGCCCGGATATGTTTACGGCGCCATTGATTTGGCAAAAGAGAATAAACAGTTTTCCGATTATACCGCTCTAGCTATAGGAAAAGTGTACCAAGAAGGAGTCGGTATAATTCGTCCGGATGAAAACGGTAATCTTCCAGAAAGACCCGACGGAAAATGGGTCATGGTCATATTGGACGTGGAATTCGGAAAGTGGTCTCAAACTGAGATAGCTAACCGAATTGCTAAAATGAACGATAAATGGCGACCTAAAAGATGGTACGGAGAAGACCTTGGCGGATTGCAGACCTTCAAAGAAAAAATAATAGAAGTGTCAAAAACAACTTATGGTCATTGGCCGTATATTCCGTGGGTTACACCCGATAACAACGAAAATTCAAAGAGAAATAGAATTAAGGGCGTTGAAATTCTTCTTAGAGCGTCAAGACTATATTTTCTAATTGCGCCTTGGAATGTGGATGTTTTTGAACAGCTTGAAAATTACAAAGGTCAAAAAAGCACTCGTTATTCTAAAGACGATGTGCCCGATGTAATTTCCCTTCTAACGAAGTTTATTCCGTCTTTGGTCCCTCTATCGAAAAGAGAGATGGAGCAAGTGGCAATTCAAAGAGAGACGGAATACAAAGAATTGCTTAGAAGAGAAATAAAGAAAGTTGTTTTCGGGGACGACGGCGGGGGTTTCGGAGTGAATAATATTAATAGAATATGGACAGAAGTGGAGTCTCCCAAAGAAGACACTAATCGGGGTCCGATGGCGGACATTAGCCGAAAATTTTTCGGCGGTAATGGAATGCGAGCATGACAGAACCGTTAAACGAGCACGCGCATAATGTATTAGAACAAAGAGTGATTACACCTGTAGCAGATATTACTTCTGCGGAAATACACAAAGATAAAGAAACAGGAACGTATCAGTTTTCAGATAGGGCCGCATTAAAATTGGTTCTAGATGATGCTTCTTTGGCTGATAATTATGCGAATATCAATCAGTGGGCATCGCAATGGGCGCAATCATTAATTCTCCTTCAGAGTCCGCAATCAGCGGCGGCTTTCGATGGAGTATTTATGAGTTCCGTTCCGAAGTTTACTCTATCGAATCATATAAGCAGTATTGTGCCTAAAATTATGGAGGGTTTGTTTTATGAAGACCCTCCTTTTTTACTTAGACCCAGACCAGGAACTAAACAGGAACTAGTAAGAGCTAAAACTGCCTTATTTTCCGCCCAATTGTGGGACATGAAGTTTGAGGAAGAGGTTGAGGCGGGTTTAGAGCAAATGGCCCTATTCGGAACTTGCATATTTAAATGGGGATATTTAGAGCGAGATGACACTGTTAAAAAATACAGGAGAAAATCGGAAAAAGTTCCCCTTACTAGTGGTTTATTAAATGATTTAATTGATACTCCAGATAGTGACGATTATGAGATATTGACCGAGGTCGTTAAGATAAGTCGCCCATGGTTTAAATGTACTGACATTCGTACAGTTTTGGTTGACCCCGGCTGTCGTGTTGGAGATATACGAAAGGCGAAGTGGGTAATTTATCGTGACTACGCCACATTTGATGATTTAAATGCTCTTAGAGAAGTTCCCGGCTACGACATCCCCGATGAAGAAGCTTTGAAATCATTCTTTCTATCGAATGAAATGTCGGGGCCGGATAATATTACCATGACAATTCCAGAAGGCATGCGTGGATATTTACAGCAAGCCTTGCCTAGGAATTTCAGAACTTCTGCCGACCATTTACAGAACCCAATGGAAATTTTAGAGCGTTGGGATGCTGATAAAGTTATTGTCGTATTGTCATTCGGCGGAAAAAATATTCTTATCCGAAACGAGCCTAATCCTTACGGAAAAATTCCGTTTTATAGTGCAAATTGGCGTAATTTAGTTGATTCTTTTTACGGTCAGGGATTGGGACAATTAATAGGAGCCGAGCAAGTTGTAGAACAGGGTGTGACAAATCTTTCTCTTGATTTACTAGCTTATGGTTTGCAGCCAACGGCGGTTAGAAAGAAAGGGTTCAATGTTCCTACCCAAATGGTTAGATGGAAGCAGGGTGGAATTATTGACGTTGATGACGACGTAGATAAAGCATTTAAGTTCTTGCAAATGCCGAATGTCCCTGGTGAGGCTTGGGCATTTATTCAGCAAGCTCAGGGTACCGCTCAACAAACATCGGGCGCAAACGAACAGGTTATGATGGGCGCAGGCAGCGCAGGAATTAAAACAACAGGAATGCGTACTGCGACAGGAGCTTCGGCCATCATTCAGGCTAATGCGTCTAGATTGGATGGTCCTAGCGGTCGTTTTGTAAGACAAGTATTTGTTCCTTGGTTGTATCAGATGGATGAACTTAATAATGACCTTCTTCCTACGTCTGTTTTAAGAAGAGTTTTAGGCGAAGAGTTGGGCAATGAATACATGGTTGACCATGTAGAATTTAGAAACGCTAGATTTGAATATGAAGTTTTGGCTGGCGGTCATTTGGGGGCTAAAAAAGAAATGGCCCAATTTTTGCCGATTGTCGTTCAGCTTTTGAACAATCCTACATTTGTGAAAAACGTAAACGATGCGGGTTATCAATTTAATGCGGCGGCAATCTTTAAGGCTTTTGCTGATGCGGCAGGATGGAAGTTTAGTCAGGACTTCTTAGAAAAGATGACGCCGGAGCAACAGCAGAAATATGAAGCAAATTCTCCTGCTGCTTTGCAAGTAGCACAAGCGCAGATAGCGCAACAATTACAGACTCAGAAATTTGAGCAAGAAAAAGAACTAGAAGACCAACGTCAGCTTGGCAAGGCGGGAGCCGAAGTTCTTCGTCAAGCCACCGAACACAGTCTTCAAAGTGAAATAGGCAGAGAACCGCCGCCGGGGAGCTACGGTTTTGAAACAGCACTTTAAAAAAGGATTAAACAATGAATCAAACCCCGTTATTAGCCGATGAACTTACGGCTGCTCAACGTGCTGCATTAGCATCGCTGATACAACATCCTGGATGGGCTGTTGTGGAAGAAATGCACATGGCTGCGTGTAGGAGAGCGACGGAAGATGTTTTAAAGCAAGACCCCGGATTGGAGGGCGCGGAAAAGAAAATTGTCGCCCTTCAACTACGGGCTAGAGAACGAAATGAATTTTCTCTTTTAATTCTTGGCTCTGTTAATTGGCACGCGAAAGCGTTAGCCGTATTAGAGCAAGAGAAAGAGATAAAGATGGACAATCCAATAATAAAAGGACTCAAATAAATGACAGAACAACTTGCTCTTGTCCCAGAGAATATAACTTGGGATATGGTGAACGCATGGGACGGAAAAACCATGCGAAAATATATGTCTATTCCTGAGTACAGAGACGCAATTACCAAAGTAGTTGCATCTAGGTCGTATCAAGAAATTCAAGATTTGGCCGTTAAACAAGAGGAAACGGCATCAGAAGTGAATATTGAAAATTCGGATATTTCTACTAAAGATGCTTTGGCGGCTCCCGCAGCATTGGAAGATGCTGCTTCTAGTAAAACTACTACAGACTCAGCCCCAATTGCCGTGCCTGAACCTCCAAAAAAGATTATAGTGGAGTATCAGGTCAGAGATGAAGATGGAAATCCTATTGGTAGGCCCACGCACTTAGAAGCCTACACCGAAGAAGAAATGCGAAAAAAGATAATCGAGGCGCATGTTCAGGCGACTCGCGCATTTCATCGTTTAAAGAAACAGAAAGTACAAAGCATTCAAGAAATATCTAAACAAGACGAACCGTCTTCTACTTCCCCTCGAACTATGACTGACGAAGAGTTGATGGCCACGTTAAAAGATTTAAGGTCAGACGACCCTCAAATTCAATTGGCGGCCCATAAAAAGTTGATGCAATCTTATGAAGAAAAGGCCAAAGCAGAACGGGAAGCCAAGGAAGCCGAGCAGCGCGAATTTGAAAGGCAGAAGCAAGTAAGTATTGAGTTTTTGAAAAGACACAAACACGATTTTAATAATTGTCAAGCCAACGTGGATTTAATAGGCGAGTATTTTAAGGAAAATAAACTTCCTTGGACGCTTGATAATTTGGAAGTAGCTTTTATAGCTCTTGAAGATAGGCTGGCACCTGTAGCGACGCCAGCGGTAGAGGTATTACCAGAGCCTAATCCGCCTGTTCCTCAACCAACAGCTACGACAACAGCGGCGGCGGTTGTGCAGCCGACACCGACTGTGCCTGTCGCTCCTCCGCAGCCAATTAATTCGGTTGCGGTTCCGAGACCAGGAGTCAATGGGGGTATTGTTCCGGGACAAACTTCAGCACCGCGCCCGTCGCAAAAACCTCAAGGACTAACGATGGAAGAAATCCTTTCTTGGGATGCTCAAACCATGCGAGCGAAAATGCGTTCGCCGCTACGTGCAGAAATAGAGCGCGTAACAATGGAAGCGCGACTAAGAAGAGGACGGTAATCCTAAGCGGCGCGTAACGCCGACTATAGCACGAGGGAACTTCACATGGCTGGAGGCCCAAACCCGGCAATTGCTAATGTCGGGAATATATTAACGGCTCAAAGCATCCTCAAGTAAGGGGCTGTTTCGAGGGAAACAGAAATCTTCTCTGATTGACTTGGAACCTGAAATGGCGACAAGGCGGAAGCGCAAGCACCGTGAGAGACTAAGCGAGAAGACACCTAAAAGGTGATACGATAGTCCGTTCTAATAGGAAAGAAAACTGTTAGGGAAAAACGCTTTGATAAGGAGCTAATCCCGAACTTATTTTTATAGAGTGAAATGCCGAAATTTGATAATCTTACTGGAGTGAAATTCGGACGCCTGACGGTTATAAGCAGAGCACCAGACGCCGTTTCTAAATCTGGTTTCGTATATACAAGATGGAATTGTTTGTGCGATTGCGGAAAAGAGAAAACGATATATGCTGGTTCTTTAAAAAGAGGAGTAACCGTTTCTTGCGGTTGCCAACTTAAACAAGTTTGGCGACGAATAGGTCTTTCCAGTATCAAACACGGCGGCAGTTCAAAAGATGCGTCGGTAGATAAAAAAATACAATTTCAAATTTTACAACATATCCGTCAGCGAGCCAGAGCCAACGGATATGAAACTGATTTAGAATTATCGGATATACCTGAAGTTCCTGATGTTTGTCCGGTTCTCGGAATTAAACTTAAAAAAGGAAAAGGTCCTCTATCTGATTTTTCTGTATCTATTGATAAAATCAATCCTAATTTACCGTATCTTAAAAAATACAAAAATAATTTGCGATTGATTTCATATAGAGCTAATCGTATTAAAAACGACGCTACTATTGATGAATTGGAAAAAATCATTCTATATATAAAAATGAGCCGCTCTGAAGAGAGCGAGAATCTTCTCTGATTGACTTGAAACCTGAAATGGCAACAAGGCGGAAACCGAAAAGGTGCCGTGAGAGACTAAGCGAGAAGACGCCGAAACGGCGATGCGATAGTCCGCTCTAACAAGAATAAAATTGTTAGTTAACAACAGGAAAGGGAGAAACGGATGCATTTGTTGTTGCCGCCGAGCGTCGTGTTCAACCGAATAACACTGGTATTAACCGCCAGTTTTTTCAGTACAATACGCTTGTAGGTGACACAACCCAAGCTGGTGATGGTGTTATCGGAGCACCAGAGTTCATTGGTCAGATTTCATCTCCGGCTCAACTGGGCGAATGGAATAACTATACCAACTTTAGCGCGTTTGTTGTTGCGAGCGCACTAGATGATTTGGTTGGAAACAGCGCAGTTGAACTTGGGTAAAACTTGATGCCCAAGTAAAATCACGTTATATCAGATTAGGTCTTTTTCTAAAAAGATGAGTCTGAGACATTGTATATTGCCTTAAGGCAGAAGAGGAACTAGAAGTGCAAAGAAAATCTTGGCCGTATGTGGCCGGAATATTGGATGCCGAAGGAACTATTGTTATTGGCGAAACAAACGGTGGTTTTTATTCTAAAATAAAAATTTCCAACACCAACAAAAAGTTAATGAAGTGGTTGGTTCAAAATTTTGGAAATGTTTTTTATAAAAACCTAAATTCAAGAAGTAATAGAAGTGTTTTATATGAATGGAATTGTTTAGCCAATCAACAAGAGGCTTTTCTTTTAGGCGTTTTGCCGTTTTTATTGGTTAAGAAACCTCAAGCTTTGACTTTGCTTGAGTTCAGAAGAACCGAATCGTTGGAAGAAAAAAAGAAGTTGTGCGACAGAATAAAACAGCAGAATCAGCGTCTTATTGAGAATAAAACTTCTTTTATTAATTCTCATAACAAAGACCGTTTTAAATATGCTGCCGGATATATGGATGGAGACGGTGGTTTTTATTTCGGAGATTCGAGCCATACAAGAATATATCTAACGAGCATAGATTTTATAATTATAAAATGGTTTTTAGCTAATTTTGGCGGTAAATTCTATAAATACAATTCTTCTAATGAAAATCATTCTGACTACTTTAGGTGGGTTCTTAGCGGACGGAAAAATAAAAAGTTGTTTTTGCTTGGAACTATCCCGTACATGATTTTGAAGAGGGAGCAAGCAAAAAATCTTTTACAAATTATAGATTCTAGTTCTGTTCAAACGACTAATACACGTGAGATTTCCTCGTCGGAAATCAAGAAAGAGTCTTAACTTATTGGTGACAATAAGAGCTTAATTTCTGTGAAGAAAATTAACTAAAAACATTTAATCAGGCTGGCCAAAGCATCTCTCAGTTATACGCTGCCGTTGCAGACAGCGCAGCAACTGTAGATTCTCAGGTAAACCAAAGCAGCTTGTTAACCTCTCCATTTGTTTTGGATTTGGCTACGTTACGTGAATTGAAACAGCAGTTAGTTTCAAAGAACGTACTACCAAACCGAAATGGAAGGTTCGCAGGAGTTATTTCGCCTAACGTTTTGGGCGATATTTTCAACTCGACCACAGTGAACAACTCCATCAACTAAGGTGGACATTTAACGAAAGTTAAATTGAATAAATCAGTTCTAATTGACTCGAACCCTGGGATGGGAACGAGGGCCAAGCGAGACGACGCAGGCTGAGAGAACAAACGAACTGACTCCCAATAGGGAGATGCAATGTTCCGTTCTTGTGAGAATCATTCTTTTGATTGGAGAAAAATTCGGTCGTTTACTAGTTATCAAAAAAGCGTTTTCCAAACATGGACGCTCTCGTTGGATTTGTCAGTGCGATTGTGGTAAAACTTATAACGTTTTAGGTCACAACCTTCGCAAGGGAAAAACTAAAAGTTGTGGATGCTTGCGAAAAGAGTCGGCACGTAATTTAATCAGTTTCGCCAAGGAAAAAAACTTTTTAAGTCCTGGCGAAGCGGCCTTTAACGTTATGTATTATACGTACAAACAGCACGCAAATGAACGAGGATTGGATTTTAGTTTGGAAAAAGATAGTTTTCGGCATTTAACACAAATGAATTGTTATTATTGCGGAGACGAGCCGAAGGATTTTTTCAAGCCTAAAGCTCCTAATGGCGGATACCTAAGTAACGGAATAGACCGAAAAGATAACGCGATGGGATATACAATTGAAAATTGTGTTCCATGTTGTCGAATCTGCAATCAAATGAAAAGTAATAAATCATACGAAGATTTTATTACTCGTTGTTGGAAAATCACAAGAGGCCACAAGCCCTCTACTTTGGTAGAGTAACAACAAGCGTTGACCTGTGGAAATATGCAAATATGGATAAGTTCGATAAAATCGCTGGCGCAGACCAGAAGATGGACATCGAACTTCCCGGCACTTCTATCGTATTACGACAGACGCCTTTCGTAACTACGACGCCTAATTATTCTGGAACGACAAGCACCGCATATCGTACCTATATCTTCGGACAGTACGCAATGATTGGTGTTTGGCAGAATGTACCAGGCGATACCGATTTGGGAGACGGAGATTGGCGCACTATTGACTGCAAGGTAGTTGAGAATGCACCAGCGTCTGCGTTTGACCCGGTTGGTACAATCGGAAGCTGGTGTTCTTATAGATTCCACCAGACGGTAACTCTACCGCCTGCTCGTGGGGCAAACACTCAGCGCCTTCGCTTCATAGATAGCGTACCTGCTATTCAGTAGTAACTTCTTTTTTTTCAATAACTTACAGACGAGTTAGTTACTCGTCTTAGTCGAGGGGCGCTCTTATGACGCGCTCCTCGGCGTTTTTCATAGGGAATAATAATGCAATTACCCGATTCTCTTAGTTTAGCTGGGTTAAAGCCGGGAACCAAGGAATATGCTCGAATGACGGGTCGTAGATATTACTATCGTCACCGTGACAAGGAAAAGGCCCGCACTAAAATTTGGCGATTGTCTAATCCCGATAAATATAAAAAATGGGTTGAGAAAAACAGAATTAAATTAATACAAGCGGCTCGGCGACATGACCATCAAGTTACCTCTGAATGGTTTGAATTAAAATTGAAACAACAAAACGGTCGGTGTGCCATTTGTAATAAAATTCCAAAAAGATTTGATATAGACCACAACCATTCCTGTTGTCAAGGAAGGAAAAGTTGTCATAAATGTAATCGTGGTTTGCTATGTCGAAGTTGTAATACTTTTATAGGGTTGGCAAAAGAATCTACAGATTTTCTTTTGTCCGCTATTAATTATCTACAACAGTATAATAAGGATTGATATGGCTTATATAAAGCCCCCACTGCAAAATTTGCCTAATCCTTGGGAAGGAAGGCACGATTTCAAGGTCACGCGAGAAACAATAAGAAAACTTCTCGCGGGCGGCACCCCCAATTGGGTGAAGTGGCCGAAAGACTATAGAGCAATGGCTCAGGAGGCGTACTTAGCTGATAAAGAAGTATCAGATAAGATGATGTCTCAGTTCAAGATGGAAGACCAAGAGCTTCTGTTGAATGAACAGGCGCGTAAGGTCAATCCAATACGTACTAGAGATTTCATTGATAAGTTACGCAGAAACGGAGTCAAGTGCTACACCATTGATAACGGCTTCCCACCGTCAACAGTGGCACTATGGGCTTTCAAACCAGGAACTGATTGTGTCGTACCAGTGTGCTATCTCCAAGTGCCCGCCATGTACGAATGGTCAGTCCTGCGACTCGACAAACGCGGATTGCCTAATGGAGAGGCATTTCGCGGTTGGCGAACAGTCGAATCCGAACTTATCAAGAAAGGAATCATCTCGGAAGAAAAAGCTAACGAGATTTTTGGTAGGGTGGTTGATGGAGAAGTCAGCCATAGATTCCGAAGAACTATGTACTATTTTCGTAATAGGCGAGAATTAGCATACAGTTCTTAAAGGTCCGTGACCTATATTTTTGGGCCGTGCCCAAGAGGAAAAATCAATGAGTGATAATCAAAATAAAGCCCCTCAATCACCCGACAAGGCAGTATCGTCGGATTTGCTTCAAAGTCTTGTTCAGCTTCTTCTAGAGGAACGACGCGAAGCATTAGAAAGAAGAGAGGAGGCCAAAAAAGCGTTTGAGGCTAGGCGAAAGCAAAGGGAAATAAACGCCGCGCAGAACTTAGCCGATTTAAATCGCATACAATCAATTTGTAGTCATAGAAAAGGCGGAAAAGGGCTAAAAGGACCTAAAGTAGATTATGCCGTCTCATTCCATACTTTTATCAATGGCGAGAGTTACATTCGTTGTCTGATTTGTGGTATGAAGTGGAAGAACCGAGACACCCAAGAGTTTTTGTATCGTCGCGGTAAGAAGATTCCTAATCATACGGGAATGGGTTGGCGCGAGGCATATAACATGGTTCTAGATAGTTCTAACACCGCAACATCATCTGAAGTACAATTGACAGCAACAACGGAACCTTATGAAATTCCAGATTTTGAAAAGAGTCCGCATGCGGTTGAAATCTAAAACATGGGGGCTGATTTACGTCAGCCCCATATTTCACAGATAAATTTTAAGTCGAGTTGGCTAAAAATGGAAATTACGGATTTGGAAAAAAGAGTGGCTCTTTTAGAGCAGAAAGTAAAGAGCTATGAAAAAGATTCTCGTCGCGGTTTGGCAGGTCCTATTGGACCTCGCGGACCTCAGGGACCTCAGGGACCTCAAGGCGAGCGAGGAATCCAAGGAGATAAAGGCGACACAGGTCCGCAAGGTCCGCAAGGTCCGAAAGGTGACACAGGTCCGCAAGGTCCGAAAGGCGACACAGGTCCGCAAGGTCCGCAAGGTCCGAAAGGCGATAAAGGCGATAGAGGCGACATAGGTCCGCAAGGTCCGAAAGGCGACATAGGTCCACAAGGTCCGAAAGGCGATAAAGGCGATAGAGGCGACATAGGTCCACAAGGTCCGAAAGGCGATAAGGGAGAACCAGGAAGGGACGGCAAAGACGGACTTTCGGGGCCGAGAGGGCCAGCGGGAAACATTGAAGCCGCAGTTCAGGCGGCGATTGATGCCGTTATGAAACTTTTGAAAGAAAAAGGGTTGATAAATGGCTAATTCTCAGAGCACGTTGACGCTACAACAGATGTTGGATAAAATTTTGCCGCTAGGTGATATAAAACCAGTTTTGGCGGATGTTGCTGCGTATCAACTAGAACCATTTGTTACAATTTGTTCTGACGTATACGCAGAAATAGTAGGATTGCCGTTTCCTCATAAATGGAATGAAATAAAACTTCCTCAGTTTTATACAAACAGTTTTCAGCAAGATTATGCTCTTGTTAATTTAGACGGTTCTAGCGTATATAATATTGAATGGCTCGCTCAAGGAATAGCCGTAGAAATTAGTTCTTCCGCTCAACCGAAACCGTGGGGATATGTGGAATGTGGAAGAAGCCAAAGCCAAGCAACTGGAAGTTTATTACAGCCGATGAATTGGTCTTGGCCAACGTTTACTGCTAATTTACTTTATAACTATATGCAGTATTATGGAACTTGGGGTGCGGCGAACACCGGAAATAAAACTTTTGGAAACAACCCAGGTCCAAACTCTGTTTATACGTCGCCGCTTGCTGGAACAACGCAACAAGCCAATCCAATAACTCAAATCCAAGATACAAATGGAAATTTTCAGGTAGTTACTGTATATGGAACATGTGGAAGTACTCAACCTATTTGGCCAGCACCTAACGCTGCGCCAGGAACGCAAACTGTTGATGGAACTACTGTTTGGACAGTTGTTGACCCGAACGGCCTCGGTGTAAGGATTTTGCCAGTTCCATCTCAGACGGGCGTAGTGTTTCAGTTTAATTTAATCGGCCAGAAGCCAGCAATTCAGTTTACAAGTCTCGACCAAACATTCGACCCATTTCCCGACAAATACCAAAGTTATTTGAGGCAGGGAATTATTGCTCAGTGTTATAGATACAGCAGCGACCCTAAGGTTCAGGCTAAGTTTGAAAAAAATTATCAACTTTGGCAAAAGAGTTTATTAGACCTTAGAGAACTTGAAGACCGAGAACTCGAAGAGTATAGATTTGTTCCCGAAAGAACTATATTTGGCGCTGGAACAACTGGTCGAGTAAGTTATGTAGGTCCGGCGTATCCGTTCAATTATCCGTGGAGATAAACAGTGGCAAATCTTCTTAGCGATACTATTAATTATATTCGCCCGTTTTGTCGCTATCAAGAGGCGAATATCGGTACAAATAACATGCCTATTATAGGCATTGCGAATATAGTTCGGAACGTCATATTAGCTGCGCCGATGAGATGGAATTTTAATCGTTCGGAAAATTCATCTTATACTTTATCTACAGGTGTTCAAGATTATACTTTAGCTATATCAGATTTTGGATATTTGGAAAGAGCGTCGGTAAAAGACCCAGATGATGGGAAGTTTTATGAAATACCCGACGTTTTAAATAACGCTTCTTTGGCGCGGTCTAGTTTGCCCACTGGCCGTCCTCAGACAGTTTCTATACATAACATATCCGGCCCAATTTTAAGGTTTTCTGCGGTTCCAAATAAAAATTATTCGTTGTATTTAGTTTATCAGAAAGTTGCATCACAATTTGTAGCAATATCAGACCAATGGTCTCCGATTCCCGATACGCTTTCGGATGTTTATAACAATTTGTGTTTAGGTTATTACATGGACAGTTGTCAAGACCCAAGAGCGCCACAATATATAAGCAAAGGTATTGCCAGTTTATTGGCGCGTCAGAGCGGTTTATCAGAAATGGATAAGGCCATATTTGCCCAAAGTTATATGAATTTGAATTCAGCTTTTATAACTCAGGGCTTGGAAACACAACAAGGTCGTCAAGCACAGGCGGTTAGATAATGGTTGGATTATTTGAAAGCGCGGGAGCACAGCCACGTAATCCATCTCGTGGAAAGCCAATTCATGTTGCGAGAATGGAAACGGGTTTATTCACAAACAGAAATGCCCTTCATGACCCTGCCCAATATGTTATTTCAAAATTTTATGGCGGTTACATTGACGCTTTAATTGACGGAAGTAACATGGAAGTTTCAAATCAATTAAGTTTGATTCGACGCCCAGGCTTATCAAGATGGTCTAGTGTGGCAATACCAGACCAAGTGAATTGGTTCTATAATTGGAGAACCTTAACTCAAGGTTTGAAGGTTATAGTAGACACTGCAACCGCTACCTATCTTCAAACTCCTACAACACAGCTACAATTGTTTACTAAATCTGCGGGCGCGGGGCAGGGATATTATCAAGGCGTCGCAGATACTCTTTATTATGGCGACGGCATAGACCTTCAGAAAGTTCAAGTTAACGGAAATAACAAGATAGGTCCGTATAATTGGGGAATTGCAGCCCCTACGTCTGCGCCCACAGTAACTGAAAAAACCGTAACGGCTGGAACGACGTGGGTAGCCAACACTGTTTGGTCAACGATGGGTATTATTTTTGACGCTACATCTGGAACTTTACAGCAGCTAATTTCCGTTAATGCGTCAGGAACAAATACTACTCAATTCGGAACGTCTGGAACAGGCGAACCCGCGTGGAATTTGACTCCCGGAAATACTACGTCTGATGGAACAGTAACTTGGACTAATTTTGGTCCCGTTAGATTGTGGAAAGCTAATCAACTTTATAATAACTTTAATGTGGGCGGAACTCTTACAAATCCTTGTATGATTTACGACCCTACCACAAACACTTTACAAGGAAATACAAACGCCGGAAACGCTCAAGGAACTTCTGGAACATCCAAACCTGCTTTTAATGCAACTGCTGGTGGAAACACATACGACCCAATTGGGGATGCTCCACCAGGTGTAAAATGGGTTGCCATACCGCCCAATGTGCCTCGAACTATTGATGGTGTCGGAAAATGGGCTAAGAATACTGCATATACTAAATGGGGCGTTTCGGGTTCGACAGCATTTTCTGCGGTTCTCGTTCCTTATACGCTCCCGCCGCCGAACGGGGACGGCTCTCTAGGAAAATCCGACATATTTTTAATGGTTTGTACGACCGCTGGAACGTCTTCTAACACTCCCGTTCAACCACATTTTTCATCGGTTGCCGGAACGCCGACTCCAGACGGTGATTTGATTTGGATGAGCTTGGGTTCGGCTACTTATCAAAGTTCTCATGCTTATACCGCATGGACAGTTCAAGGAGCCGTATTTTCTGCGATAAAAGATTCTAATAATAATATCCAAGTATGTACAACGTCGGGAACGACGGACGTTGCGGCCAATGCGCCAGGAACAACAATAAGCGGAACTATAACAGTGGCCAATGCTGTTGGAGGCAACACGGTTTATACGCTTCCTTCTTCTCAAAGTTTTACAACAGGCCGTCCTGTAGTTATTTCTGGTTTTACAAATGCTGCGAACAACGGTACGTTCAATGTTGTAAGTTCTTCGGGAACCTCTCTTACGGTTAATAATTCGGCTGGAGTGGCCGAAACAAGCGCGGCAACCGTTGTTTATAATCCATTTGGAACAGCATACGGACAATCAACACAAGATGGCTCTGTTGTTTGGGTTTGTGTGGGGAATTCCATGACTTGGGCTGCGAGCACAAAATGGTATTTGCCTAGCGCGGGTTTTGTTCCTCCCGTGGGTTCCGTAACTTATGGCGGAGCATCCGTAATAGATTCAAACAATAATATTCAGTCTGTTATAGCCAGCGGTTTAGGCGGAGCGTCTGCGCCATCTTGGAGCACGGGAATAGGAAATACTACCACTGATAACGCCGCAACATGGATTAATGTGGGAGCAGCTTCGGCAAATTTCTTTACTTGGACTAAAGGTTATCAATACGCATATTCATTTTCGGCTAGAACATCGAATGACCAATTCAATACTACCACTCCGCCTGGTTGGGGATTGCTTCCGAACACGGGCGGCCCGCTAGGACCGCCAACGGGTTCTAAGTCTGGAGGCGTTTCAACTGCATCGCCTTTGGCGACTATTACAGGGCCTAACGGAGGAACTGGAGCGGCCAACTTCTTGCAAGGAGTAGGCTCTACCGACCCACAAGTGGATACAATTATTATTTGGCGAACCTTGGATGGCGGCAGTACATTGTTTTTCTTAACGGAAATTCCGAATCCCGCGCCAAACGGAAACAATCCAGGAAATTGGTCTTTTACTGATTTTCTTTCGGATTCTGTGGTTAATGAATTGATTCCTGCGCCAATTAATCATCAGAATGACCCGCCGCCCGCTGGATTTTTACCGATGGCGTATCATTTTGAAAGGATTTGGGGAGCGGTTGGAAATTTTGTTTTCTGTTCGGGCGGACCTGATGTTCAAACAGGAAATCCTAACGAGTCATTTGACCCCGCAAATTTTTTCGAGTTTCCTAGCCCTGTTACGCGCATAGTTCCCACGGCAACAGGAATTTTGATTTTCTTGACTTCGGATATATACGCCATTCAGGGCGGGCCTGTGTTTGACACATTTTTTCCGACTCCGATGATTCCGGGAGTGGGTTTATTGCATTTCAATGCTTTGGATGTTTATGGCGGGGTTATTTTTATGTACACCGCCGACAACCAACTTATGAGCATTGACCCAAGTAGCGGAGTGAATCGAATTGGCGGACCGATTGCGGATAAATTGCAGTTGTTCGACGCTTCTAAAGTATATGTGACGGTACATCAAAGCGGAAATGATAATGCCGTTTTTGTTTCGGACGGGCAAACGGGATGGTACAGATTAAATCCGAATCAATTTCCGAACGGAAATGCAGTTTGGAGTCCGTTTGCCATGATTACAAATGGAGCGGGAGCGGTTCAATCCATAGAAGTATCTCCAGGAATACATAGATTGTTGGTTGGAGGTATTGGAAATAATACTCACATTTTACAAAGAGACTTTAGCACTTATCAGGATGACGGAACAAATTATACTTGTTTCTTCACTATGGGAAGCATTAATTTAGTTCATCCAGGTCAAATTGCAGGTCTTACTTTTATAAATGTTAGAGCTACTAGAGTCGGAAGTTCTCCGACCGTCTCTTTTTTGCTGAACGAGATAAACGGAACGTTTACAACTTTTCCTGAGTCTCAGCCATATCCTTGGCAGATTTATGGAAGTACCTTACAGCCGACAAGTCTTTATTCAAACGCTTATTATTTCAGGCCGACAGGAGTTCCCGCTTTGGCGGAACATTTGCAGGTTAAAGTAAGTTTTCCAGCCGAAAATTTTGCTAATGAAGTTTTGACGTTAACTATTTTCGGAGTTATCGAACAGCCTCCAGAGGAATAATGAAACTATCTGATTTTTATCCTAATTTCGATAATTGGGTTTCGGCCTCTTCTGATTCTGCGGGACCAAAGCCTCAAATTCCTGACTCAACAACTCAAGTAAATCCGTTTTTAGCCGCGACGGTGCCGCTGCCTTTGCAATATTCTCCCGACTCCTTACGTCAGTATAATAGGCCGGGATTATCAAGTTTTAGGGTTTCGCCTTTATCGCCTAGTTCTTTTCCGTCTATTAACAGTGCGTCTGCAAGCGTAACCAAGACCATTGTTCAAAATAGCGGCAGCGGTCTGCTTTTAAAAACAAACGGAATAGTTAATCCAAATCAAAGTGTGGCAAATTTTCAAGGCACGGGATTATCTATCACATCAGATAGCAGCGGTAATATATCGTTCGTAAGTACTGCGACTGGCGACGGTATAACTCATGGGACTCTTCCGTGGGAATATGACTCGGCCTATGTCATTTTAAGGGATGATTTCTCCAATCTATATAATGGTAGCTTAGACCCCGCAAACGTTAGTGCCCAAATTGGCGAATTGGGGTGGATAAGTACATTTGCATCGGGCATCACTACGCCTCAAACTACCAGCTATGTCTTTCCTTATTTTGGAACTTTTAGTTGGGAAAACAGTACGTCCGCCAATAGTGTTGGCGGATATATTATAAATAGCGTTACTATAAATTCAGCAGGTGTGCCTCAAGTAGCGTGGCCTTTATTGGACTATCCAGGTTGGAAATTGACTTTTGTTTGGAAAGTAGATAGCAGCACGCAGTTTGCGTTTTCAAAAGCAAAAAAGAGTTTGTATGTAGGTCTTTGTGGTAATTTTATTAATAATCTAGCAAATGGGGTTGGTCGGCCTGATGTATTTATGGGCGTCCGTTATGATACGAGCGCCACACCGGGAACACTTACTCTTTCATCTGTTGCGACATCATCGGGCGGAAATGCGACTTATACAGGAACCATTACTGGAGGAGCTAACGGAGCCTATAACGGTATTACTTTTACAGTATCGGGCTTCACTAACGGTGTTAATAACGGAACATTTGTGTGTGTGGGCAGTTCTACCACAACATTAACCTTAGCTAATGCATCTGCCGTTGCTGAAAGCCATGCCGCTACTGCATCGGGAACGGGGTTGAATGACACCAATTATACATTTGAAGTCGTTTCAAATAGGAGCTATACGACAGGCAGCCCTAGACATAATCTTCAAGGTCAAACTTTTATAACTCCGTTTACTCCTACTCAAGGAACTTGGTACAGATTAGAAATTACTAGCACTGCCGTGGGCCAAGTAACTATTTCTATGACCGATGGTAACCAAATAATTTCACAAAATTTTACTGTGCCTTTATTTACTATACTTACAAATGGGGCTATTACGGCTGGCGCATCTATAACTTCGGTAGGTACTTCAACTAATATCGGCTTGGTTAGTAACAGTCCATTATCCGCAACTAGTAATGTACTGACTAATGCAAGTGCGGCTCCTTTCGGACCCGGAAGTAAAGTTACTTTTGCGAATCTTCCGGGGGCGGCTTCTGTTCTTAATGGGCAAACTGTAACTTTAATTCCAAACGCAGAGTCTTCTAATAGGAATTTAACTTTTAATACAACTATTGCTTCATTTGCAAGCACTAACTTAGCGAGTAACTCTTCTGTAATTGGATACCCGGCTTATCAGCCATATTTTGCTTTTGGTAACGATGATACGACAAGTCCGGCAGGAAGTTCTATGCGATTTTTTATGGATTACTTTTCTTTTGTTTGGAATCCAAATTTCGGACCTAACGCGCCGGGCGTTCCAAATTCAGTTAAACCGAGGTATTGGTAAATGAGATTGGAGGCGTCCACAGTTAAGGACATCACTAAGTTAGTAGAATGGATTTCTAACGACTCTTATCATAAGGATTGTTTAAACCCTGAATGGTGGCTGACAGGCAACGGATTATTGAGTTTTTGTATTTACGACGACAACGGACCAACAATGTTTGCGAGAGTTGAAAAAGAGGGAGATTTATTGCGTTTACACTGTCAATTTGGGCCTGAAACGGAAGTTAGTAAATCTCGGACTATCAAATCCCTGTTGTGGGCAATTCCTATAATGGAAAGTCTGGCAAGACAAAACAATTTGGATGGATTGATATATAAATCAACCCACTCATCACTAATCAAATTTATGCATAAGAAATTCGGTTTTACCGAAATTGATTCAAACGACCACGTACTATTTTTCGAGGAAAGTTAATGTGCGGACCTAGTAGCGAAGAAACAATGGCTCAAGCGCAGCAAGCATCGCTCGCTTCTAGCTTGGCGGCAAATTTTAATGAGAATTTTAAAAATCAGAGCGATATTTTGGGAAAGCTCAATGCAATGTGGACGCCCATTGCTGCGGCAGGACCCGTCCAAACAGGAATGGGCGCGGCAGAATTGGCTGCACTAACAACAGGGGCCACCGAAGGCGTTGCTCAAGAATATGCCAAAGCTGGACAGGCTTTACGAACCACCTTGGCGGCTCGCGGCGGCGGTCAAGAGTTTTTGCCTAGCGGAGCTAGAGAATCTCTAGAATCAAGTTTGGCTAGTGCTGCCGCTTCTGAAGCGGCCCGTCAAAAACAGGCCATAACTTTACAGAACTATAATTTGGGTAGACAGAATTGGTTGGCTGCAACGGCTGGATTGCATCAGTTAGCGTCTCAATATAACCCTCTAGGATTTGCTGGCGCGGCGCAGCAAGGGTTTTCAAGTTCGTTCGATATGGCTAATAAAATAGCTCAACAAAGAAGCCAAAAGCAAGCCATGCTTGGAGGCTTGATTGGTTCGGGCCTGATGGATTTGGCCACTTTTGGCGCTGGCGGCCTTGCCAATTTAGGCGCAGGTGAAACTTTCGGAGAAGGAGTGGGAGATTTCTTTAAAGGCGGGTTAAATGCCTTAACGGGACAGGGATAAAAATATGCTAGACCCAAAAGTTAATCCGGCAGGAACGTTATCACAATTGCCCGGAGATAATCCATTAATACAAAATATATTGAGACCGCAAGATGCTGTTTCAACGTTGGCGTCTCCTACATTAGTTGATACAGGCTCAGAACCTTTCACTCCTTTAGCTCCTGCGGTAAAATCTTCTATTCCTTTGGCTCCTCAAGAAACTCAAATTCCACAACGTTTGCCCGTTTCAGGCGGAGCATCACTCGGACAAATTATTGCAACCAAAGGCCAAATTCTGCCTCACGTTCAAGCGATAGGCGACAGCATAAACAGAACAATCAGGTCCAACCCAGAAGTTGCGGCCAAGCCGGGCGGAATTATGAGAGCCGTAGTTGGCGGAGCTTTGGACGCGCTTAAAGGTGTCGGACAATCCATAGGCGATGTTGCGGCAGTCGGTACTGTTCCGGCAGGAGCAGGTGCGCTTACGGGATTTGCTCGAACGATGGCTGCTAGAAATCAGAGACTGTCCCAAGAGAAGCTTTTAAAGACCGAAGAAGATAAAAACAGAGCTTTGATGGCTGAATCTGCGGTCAGGAGAATGCACGAACAGCGATTGGTAAGTAAATTAGATATGGAAGCAAAGCAGGCTTCGGTGGATTCCGGTCTTCGACAAATTCAACTTTACAGGAGTTTGCCGAATCCTGTGCCCGTTCTAGGCGACCATCTCGACAGCGATGAAATTAATCAATATTTAAAAGAAGGAAAACTCGACCCTACAAAAGAGACGGCAATTCCTGATGGATTAAAAACGGTGGGGGAGGATGAGAACGGAAACCCCATTGTTCGCACGACCTATACTTTAATGGGCATTCCGAAGGAAGTTACACTCAATGAAAGTTTACCAGGATATAAAGATGTGTTGGATGAATTAAATAAATATAATCCTCCCGCCCCCGGACAAAAATGGAAGGAAGGACAAACATTTTCAGGGGAGCAATTTAATTTGATGATGCAACACGCTGCGGATGTTCGCGCCGCAACGAAAGCCCGTAACCAAGAATTGATTGACTCTAAGATGGCGGATGAAAAAATGGTTCTAGATTTGGAAGCCGTCAATTTTCGAGGAGTCGAAGATTGGGTTAACGCCTTATCCCACAATAATGGAGACGTTATGGCAGCTAGAAATGCCATGCTTGCAAACCCTCAAATGAGGGCGAAATATCCTAATTTAGATAACGATTTACGCAAGTATTATGGTCAAGATGATAAAGGAAACTATTTTTTTGATAAACTTCTTGAAAAATATCAAGAAAAATTAGGCAAAAATGATACCGATTTAACCGATTTACAGAAAAAGTTAGATGGCGCTCACGGGGCCGAGGCTGCTGCGATAGCTTCGGGAATCCAATCTAGAATAGACGACCCCAACACTCCTAAAGAAATCGTTCCTAAATTACAACAAATGCTTAAACAGGCAACGGCACAATCAGCGGCATCTCTCGCTTTTCAAGAGAAATCGGCAGAAGTTACTAGACAAGCCGAAAGAACAGAAATGCAAAAAGATATAGAGCCTGCCGCGCAATCTATCGCCAATGGAGATTTGACTGATTTGAAGGATATTACTACGGCATTTAAAGGTAATCAGAGACTACTTCTTTATAACAGAGTTAAAGAACTGAATCCTAAATTTAATATATCCGCGTTAAAGCGTCAAATAAAAATAATGGATGATTATACGACGGGTTCGGAAGGCAAACAATTACAATCATTTGGAACTTTTTTGAGGCACGCCGGTGAAGCTGCCGATGTAATTGGGAACCTTCAGTTAACGGATGTTAAATTAGCTAATAAACCGTTGGTGTGGTGGAAAAAGAATATTTCTAGCGACCCTAGGTTTACTTCATATATGACGGCTCTAGAACCTGTGCGAAAAGAGTTTGAAGGATTTTTATTGGGGGGAAGGGCGCTTTATGCGGAAGACCGAAAAGCGGCGGAAACGATACTTTCAGATGATAGTACTCCGTCCCAAGTTGGGGCCGCATTGAAACAGATGGGAAGAACTGTTCAAGCAAGATACGGAGAAATGAACCAAAGGTTTAAAAATCAAATGGGTAAAAACATTTCACAACTTGTTGGACCTTTATCCGAGGACGCACTTGAAGGCGCTAAAAAAATTGGTTTGCCTGTCCAGGATAATGACTTATTGTCAATGAGTTCTGCTTCTCCTGATGCTCAAGCAAAATCTAGTTTGCCCGCTCCTCCTCCGGGGAGAATTTATATTAAAACTCCAAGCGGAACCATTATGACCATTCCTCAGAATCAAAAAGATGCGGCGGTTGCCAATGGAGCTACGGTAATTCAATAATGGAAGACCAAATACAGAATCAAAATTTGGTGATGCAAGACCAAACGCAGAATCAAAATGAGCCTGAGCAGTTGGATATTTCAAAACAATATCCAAGCGCCACGAGAGTAGAGAATGGTGTTGCGTACGACGCGACAGGTAAAGCATTAGGTCCTGTCGCAGTTTCTGCTGTTTCAGCGCCTTCTACTGCGGCATCGGTGCATAAAGACGATAATTTTTTCCTCAAATTAGGGGCGGAACCAACACAAATACTGCAATCACAGCCTTCAAAACCCGATGATTTTTTTATGAAACTCGGCGGCAGTGTTGTTCAGACTGAGCAGCCACGGTCTATTAGTCTTTGGGAAGCCCTTAATAAGCCTGTTGGCGGCGATTTTGATGCGAATAAAAGAGTATATCAAAAATTTAACCAAATGATAACAGATTGGTTAGCTCTTCACGAACCCGAAAAATTGCCGGAATGGGCGAGACAAGCTTCTATTATCGCTGCGAGAGCACCGGCGGATATTATAGGGGCGGGCGTTGAGTCGGCAAGAAGAACTTTATCTCCTCTTGGAATTATGACTTTGGGTTTGGGACCCTTAGCGAAGGGACTCATTTCCGAGGCTCCCGTTTTAATTAAAGGAGGCGTGGGAGCATTAGAAGCGGCAACTGCGGGAGGATTTACTGTGGCGGGAGTGCAACAGGCTTTATCTAAAGGCCCTGAAGGAGAAACCCCGCTAGAGTCTTTTGAGCGTCGAGTATCAGGAGCGGGTCAAGCTTTATTGGGAGTGTTGGGAACTGCTGTTGGCTTACATGAGACAGTAAAACCTTCTACAGATTCCGTTTTAAATAAAGTAGAAAAACACTTCAGTAATAATGATTATAAAGAGGGTTTGAATTTATTAGGAAAAACCGAAATTCCTAATACCATGAAATCTCACGCAGCAACTATTATTTCAAAAGGAACCGTAGCAGACGCTGCGAATTCGTCGTGGAAAACACGAGTAAATGATGCTATGGCCGCGTCTAAACAAGCCGATGAAGCCCGTGAGGCGGCGCATGCGGCAGAACAGGCGGAGCTAAACGGAACGGGAACACGAGAACAAACCATAGAAGCGTATAATAAAGCATCCGAAGCAGCCAAAAATGCAGACAAAGCCATTGATGCGATGAACAAAGCTTCGGAAAATCGCGCCAAAGCGGCGGTAGATGCTTTGAACGCAGTTAAAGCAGCTAAAAGAGCATTTATGGCTCCTAAGATAGTCAAAAACATAGCAACAGTTAAAGAAAACTTTAAAAAGGCTTTTCCTCCGACTTCGCGGGCACCTTACACCGACCAAGATTTAGATGTGGCTCTTTCTCACATCTCCGATTATCATGCTCAGGAAAATATAAGTGATGCCGAGCAACTTCACGACGCATTAAATCGTGCGGAAAATAGAATTGATAATGAGATTGCCAAAGCATCTGCGCCGCATTTGAATCAGCCTATTGCCACAAATCCTACTTTAGATGTTGCTGCGGCTTTGAAGCCTGCCGATTTATTGGAATCGGGGTGGTTAGAACGCGGATTAAATTCCATCGAAGATTTTAATTTGAAGGATATGACAATTGGCGAAGCTCAAGAATTAATTACTAGACTTAACGACCAATTGCGCGGAATTCGTAGAAAAAATCTTTGGGATTGGAGAACAGCTATTTCTAACAGTCCTGAATATGCAGCTAAGGCGGCTTTGGTTGATAGTTTGAGAAAGGGTGTAGCTGAATCGTTGGAAAATTTAGGGGTTTCTGACGTGGCTAAGGCTAGGCTTGAACAAAAGGCTGTAATTAACGTTCGTGACGCGATAGAATCAAAACTTTCTAGAGCAAAGCAGCAAGTTCGAGGAACAGCCAAAACAACTCCGTTTAGGGAATTTTTGTCGAATCAGGCTCGACGCGCGGGCGCAGGCGTAGGAGCGATATTAGGTCGAGGAGCGGGCCACGCGATTCTTGGATGGGAATTCGGAGGAGCGGCAGGAGAAAAATTGGGAAATCTTATTTCTCCGTCCGATTTAACAAGAGATAGAATTGCTGCGGAGGCGGCAAATATTTCGGGAGATATAAATACAAGATTGGCTCAAATTACGACGTCTCCTGCGAGACCGTTACCTTGGGAAAGTCTTCCTCCTCCTGTTTTGAGCGTGTTATCCGCCGACGATATAAGACAATTATTGCGGGAATCCTCTCAATTACACGCGGATTTAGCATCTCATTATGGCGAATATGTCGGAGATACTAGTTACGCAGATTTAGAACAGAGATTTTTAGAGGATGTAGCCAACAAAAAATTACACGGCGTCGAGTTAGATTCTGCCGAGAAAAAATTGCTGTCAAATTTCAATAATCAAAATTTGGCGGATGACGAACTGATTAGAAAGGCCACACAAAAAGCACAAGAAAATGCCGCTGAACAGACCGTTCCTACTGCTACGCTGCCTAAGAACGCCGAACCGTTATTGCATCCTGATATTGAATTTCATAACAATCTTGATACTCAATCTGCGTTAGCGCATGATATAGTGCATAATATCATTGCGAAAATGCGCGGTATTCCTATGCTCGATGAAGTTTGGTCGCACGAGCATCCCGAAATTGGGGACAATGTAATGCTTGCGCCCGTTGATTGGGACGCGGAATTCGGGGACAGGCAAGGCGGCTTCGACTTAGAAAAAGCCGCTAAGAGAATAGACGACATCGCAGATGTGTATGTGGCGGGCGCTGTAGCCAATGATTTGTGGCATGACGTTCCGTTTACAGAGAACGAACATGCTGGCGCAGATATAGCGGCTTTGAGAAAATTTCTTCAAGACGCGGGATTGTCAGATGCGGAAGCTTCTAGAGTTATAGCGGCTGCTGCGGAAAGGGTTCGTGCTGACTTGTCTAGACCGGGAATGAAAGAATTCGTTGAAAGCCACGCATCAGTAAGAGAACCCGGCCTTGACAGAAGTTTACATATCAGCAAAGATAGAATGAATCAAATTTACAAAGATTTGGGATTAGGAGAGAAAAATGAACCAAGTAACAAGCAGCTTGCAGGGCAGCCTGAGCGACATGCTGAAAAAGTTGAGCCAACAACTAAAACAGGCGGAGCCGAAGCAGAAACAGGTGTTCAAGGACGCCCTACTGAAGAGTCAGACCAATCTCCCGAAACCTCTAGGACAGGAGAAGGGACTGCTGAAACAACAGGAGGCCCCAGCGCCAGCATTGCCAAGCCCGAACAACCCGCCTTTTCTAGAGTAGCGGAACTTCCGTTGAAGCACGAGTATCGAGCGCAGATAAAAAGGCAGGGAGAAGAAAAACCCATAATTGAAATTATTCCTGCCCATTCTAGCCATGAAGTATTTGATATTGCTAGAGAAAAATATCCCGATGCCGTAGCTATTGATGTGGGAGAGCCGAAGCCACCAGCATTTGAAGATAAATACGCGGTACCTAAGAAAAAAATTCTTTCGTTGCCTATGCATCGTATTCCCTCAAGAATCCCAATAGAAATTATAAAACACGAACTAGGTCATGCTCTTGTGGGAACTAAAGAAGGCGTGGGTTTAAATGGCATGCTAAGGCATACGTATCCAAAAATGGGCAAGAATTTTATCGCCGCCGTTGATTGGAAAACCGAAGGTCTTTTTGAACCCGGCCCGCACGGCCCTATATTAAAACCTGACAAGGTTATGCCTGTAATAAGGGCCGTTATGGGCGGCATAGCTGCGGATGAAGTTTTTAACAACATTCCACGAAATGAAAATCATAATTTTAATTCAATGCTTACGAGACAGGATTCTGATGGAGGCATGGCTCTAAGATTTCTAAAAGAGGTAGGATACGATAATACCTCAGCCCTAGATGTAATAAATAAAGCCATAGATGAAAATAAACAGTTCTTGACAAACAAGCACGTATCGGACATAATTAATGAGAATGCAGGAGTAAGAGAAGAGGGCTTATCCGAGCAATATCATTACAGCCCGCAACGCATACAACAGATGTATAATGAAATTGTGAGGAGGCAGAATGCAGAACAAGCAGCAGGACCAGCAGAACAAAACGCTGACTACGGAAGAACTAATGGAGAAGGCGATAGAGAGCGCAAAACGGATGTCGCCCGAACAGAAGCGGCAAGTGAGGCAGCAAATAGACAAAGAACTGAATCGGTAAGACCTGAGTCTCCTGCTTTTTCAATTCCAAAAGAAAGAACCACGGGAAACCCCGAACACGACGCTGCAATTAAGGAAGGCGGAGGCGTGCCTGCTGGAGTTATGCGCGGCGACCCTCAGATAGGACTTCCTGAATTAACCTTATTCCACGACCCGCAAACAGGAACTACCTTAGCCCTGAAAACGGCGGATGGAATAGACTCTGAAAAAGTACGTCGAAAACTAGAAGACAGCCGTGCCCAATATGCGAAAAAATAGAAGAAAAGAAAATTAGTGAATTGAGCAAATATGACCAAGCCGCCGCAATATAGGAAATGGTCACAAAGTAAGAAGTTTTTATAACAATATTATAGACCCGTCTAAAATCCTGATGACGTGACCGTGGATACTCATGCGGTTGCTGCGGCCACGCTGATGCCTTTAGGTGCTGATTCCCCGGAAGTTAAAGATAACTTCGGCGCTGCGGGAGAATCTAATTACACTGGTGTTGTCGGAAATTATCCGTTATACGTTGAAGCATATCGCCGAGCCGCTAAAGAACTTGGCCTTCTGAATTGCAATCCGTAGTATGGGAAAAAATAAGGAAATTATTTCCGACTGAGTGGAAGACAAAACAAAACTTAAAAAAGCGGTTAAAAAGGAATGGGAAAAGTACGAAGACGGCAAACAGTCTGCGGAAACCACCCGACAAAAAATTATGGATATGGCCCGAAAAGCAAATATTGACAAACAGCCTGAAACCAAATATACTAAAACAGGACTAGAAACTCTGTCGAAAGGATTAAAATAATGGAAAAAGACATTGTTCTTGAAAAAAAAATGAAGCAAGACAAAATTCCTCTTACTCGTAAAAACTATTTGGAATTAGCTTATTTTGGTAATCCGCCAGATGAATTAAGTGCCGAAGAAGAGGCCGAATTGCCCGAACAATTTAGAAAAATGTCGGAGGAGAATTCAGATGAGTGACTTTGCTTATGTGGATGCGAAAATTATTCCTGGAAAAATAGCCGTTCCCATAGAGGATTTAACCAATGAACAGCGACAGCAGTTGGCTACAGAAGAATTCGAGCGTCTCTTGCGTCGTTATGCCGACTCACAAACGACCCGAAATGTTGGCCTTGGCCTTGGAGAAAATCTCTAATTCGGAAAATCAAGTTGATGACGTAAGAATATTTGCAGATACTGACTGTAATATTGAGGAAGTAGAATTTGTCAGAGATGAGTATTGTCCAAGAGCGTTAATTTTTCATGCCCGTCCGCATGTTTCCGTTCCTTCGGGAATGTGGAACATACTTCAAGCCCTAAAAGCTGGATACGAGACTAAAGCCGAATACGTGTTTCTTATTGAAGAAGACGTATTGGTGGGCCGAAATTTTTTCAATTGGCATTTTACGGCGCAGGCCGCCAATGATTATTTTGCTACGTGCGGTCGAAGAATGCGGCATCTGCCAAGCTATAATCAGTACACTAATCCTGGAAGTTGTTTTAAGCGCGGTTCTTTGTCTTTGGTAGTGGAACACATAAATGACAGTCTATTTGAAAACAGGCAAGCCTATATGGACCGCACCTTTGGGCCGATGCCTGAAGTATCCGATTTAGATGACGGATTGATTAGACGCATAGCTAAATTTTATGGCCTATCCGTTCTTTACCCCGACACGCCACAATGCGCGCATATCGGGTTCAGAGCATATAATCATTACATGGATTGGGTTAATACAGGGAACATAGAGCAAAGAATTTCAAAACTCAGGACCATGCTATCTGAAATAGACCCCAATAACAGGTTTACCGGAGACTTTGAGCCGATTTTACTCTCTTGAGTGCTCTAAAAGCGGCTCGGTTTCGATTTCGTCCCAAGCCTTATTTGGCGTTGGGTTTAAAAGCGTAGTCTGCTCTTCAACCGTTGCGTTTGATTCTTCTTGTTTTTTCATTTTTCTTTCTTTTACGATTCTCAAAATTTTTTACGAAGCTGCCGTGTTTGCATAAGTACGATTCCGGGCACAGTGGACGAGTCAGTTAATTTACGAACCATAAAATCTTTGCAATCGCAGAAATATCTAGCAAAAAGATGGCCTACGCGAGTCACAATGTGAACTTCCGTAGGGTCGGATTCGGACGACACGTAAAAAATTTTACAAAAACCGTCTCCATTTTGTTTTTTAGGCACAGTTAGTTTGATACTCCCAGGGCAAACCCTGGGATTCTGTTTGCCTAGTTGCATTGCTGCACCTCGGTTCCCAGAAACGGGACTACCAATAGGCCCGAATCGGAGCGCACTGAGTCTCCGACTACTCCACCGATAGGCATCGCGCGTCCTGCGACGTTAAATGCCGCGTTAGCGTCTCGGTGGTCATTGTGTCCGCAATGTCCACAACGATATGACTTACCGTTGGGCTTGGTTAACTGATGGCATCGGGAGCACTCCTGCGATGTATACGCAGAATCTACTTCCAGCACCATTACCCCGCGCAAAGCGGCTTTGTAGAGAATGAATTGAAGCAACTGATAGAAAGACCACTGAGACGACTCGCTATAACGGCGAATCTTCCCCTTCCTGACGTTCTCCAATTTCTCTACGTTAATGCACCGACGATGTTTCGCGGCGTAGTCCACAATCTGCTTGGACACGACATGATTTTCGTACTTCGTGCGTCTTGATTGCTTATTACGAATCTCGTGAAGAAGACGCTTCTTCCCAAGACCCTGCAAATTTGCTTTCCGCCCCCTCCAGACTTCTTTTGTCTTTGCTGGGTTGAAACCAAGATGCAAAACTTTCCCGCTTTGTGGGTCTGCCAACGTTGCGACAGCACCAACCGAGTTACGGTCAACGCCCACTGTTCCCGTGCACACGAACTGCTTATCCGCTTTTGCGTTGTAGCAAACTGCTGCGTACCACCCGCCTTTGCGCATAAAAAATTCTGCACTACGGATGAATCCTACAGGCAGTCGCAACCATATAACGGGCAGAATTTCTTTTTTGAATAGTGCAGGGATTCTCAACCCGCCTGCTTCCAACTTAATCTGCCTGCCTTTGTCTCCGGAGATAGGCAACACGAGGTTGGTTACCGATTTGCATTTCTTATTTCTTTGGTACTTCGCAATCAGACTCTTGCTGATTGCGCTCGGTATCTCGTGATAATATTTACTAGAGGACTGGTCGCGATGAGCGAGCATTCTATCAACGCAGGCACGAGCCTTGGGTACCAAGGAATCAAGTACGGGACGAAGAAAATCGGGGCACTTGATTTTGATACAGCAAGTCACTGTGTCTACCATCTTTGTGTGCGCGTCGTCTTTTGCACGAAGTTCCGCAGGAAGCTTCTTGCCGACCTTCCGTTTATTCGTGAGATGCTTACTGGCGTTGTTGATAGCATCGGCTGTGCGGTTGTTGAGTTTGGTGGCGATGCCGACCACATCCACTTTCTTCTCCGCTACCCTCCCACGGCTAACTTGAGCGCAGTTGTTGGCACTCTCAAAAGTAAGAGTGCTTCCGCCTATCTCAGCCGATTTGGTTCCTTCTATTGGGGTCGTCATGCTCGTACTCTTTGGTCTAGCGGTTTCTTCCTTTGCTCCGTAGGTGGAGCGACGTTAGAAATTCTCAAAACGTATGTCAGTCAACAAGGACGCGGCTAACCCAGACTAAAGTCCGGGATTGCGCCCGCGTATCGGTTCATCCAAATTAAAACCTAAACCTGCTTTATTGGCCGCTTCTCTTCTTGCTTCGATTTCTGTTCCGACTTCGGTGTACCTGCCTGTTACGGTAGAATCTTCATGTCCAATCCAAAAATGAACTAGACTGTCGGGAACCCCCTGCATACGCAAATGTGTAACCCTGAATCGCCGTAGACTGTGGAATCCGCCTAAAATGCCGCATTTTGCAAATTCACGTCGGTAAAAGCTTTCGGATTCAGGAAACATTAATCCGTTTTCAATCCTAAAATGCCGCTTTAGATAGTCATTAAGCTCGCTAGGCAAGTCTACTTCTCTAATTCCTGCCTTCGTTTTCGGCGGCATCATTCTTTGGCCATCTCGTTGTCCGAATACGACTATTTTTGATTCGGACGGCACCCAATAATTAAAATTAGGCAGTCTTTCCTCATTCGTGGCCATAGTCAATGCCAAAGCCTCTTGAATTCGCAGCCCAGAACCCGCTAGAACGACCAAAAGGGCTTGGGTATGGCTTGGGGCCTTGGAAGTGCATTTAAATGCGTCTTGAACCGTCTGTGCGCTAGCCACGGGCCTTTTCTGTTGATTCTTATCTACAATGGGCAAGTCCATAAATTCCGTGTTCCATTTATACGGATAGACTTGCTCACCCTCTGAATTAACGATAGAACTTCGTATCTGCTTGATAATATTGACGTTAAGCTGAATCGTGCTGGCCGATAGTCCTTTGGCGGCCAAGATTGCCACAAGTTCTTTAACTTCTTTATTTCCAACGGAATCTACGGCAAGTACGCCTATATTCGGATTCAAATTGGTTTCAATTTGCGATTTATAGGTCTTGACTGTTTCGGGACGAAGCGGATTTCTTTTACGCTTTTGTCCATTTCGTAGCCACACTTCGGCCTGTTCCCTGAATGAAGGAGTTGTCTTGTTCTTTACTTTTGTTATCATCGGACAAACCCTTTCAGTCTGTTTTTGATTTTACGATACAGCAGCATACCGTAAAAAATCATGGCTGTCAAGACCAAAAAAAGTTTTAGTACTACTCGATGAGTTTTATACATTTTGAAAGTAATGCTATATTACATTATCATTTTTAAGGACGGATTCGATGTTCTTTTTTACATTGTTTCTCAGGCTCGATACAATTTTATGCATCGGTCAGATATTCGCGGTTCTTTTCGGCAATCGAAATTAAATCCAAAGGAGGTCTGGCCGTATTACAATAATATACGGCTTTAGCGGACATATATCTAATTATTAAAGACTTGTCGAATGTAGAAGAAGAATTGCGTAGTGCAGATGCCGCTTGATATAATAATGACGCTGGCATACGTAGTCGAGAATTAGAGGAAATCGTCGTGAAATAATTTAAAAGAAGATTTAAAAGTTCGCCGTTGTTAAACCGTACTATTTCATCACTATTAAACACAGTACTGCTAGCTTGGACGAGGGCTAAAGCTCCGAAAATAATAAAATGTTTGTCTTGTACCTTAGGCAGCGGGATTTCTTTTATGGTCTTTAAAGTTTTACATCCTACTTTTAATTGTCCGTCGCGTATGTCAATTTTGCCTTCCGCTTCCCACATTCTAGGATTTTTAAAGTATGCGTGTATCGGGTTAAGAAATACGGCAATAAATGGGTGTTCGTAAGCGTGAATCCATCCCTCGCTACAAATCGGTCCCTTTCCCGTTCCTGAATGTGATACGCCTTCGCCCCACAGGGTTTTATTGTAAGTATAGCCGTTTTCGTTTGTTAATTTATATAGTTTCATTTTTGTATTAGTCAGCGGCTCAGCCCCCAACACCTTAGTCAAAAAGGAGTTGCGGGCTGAGCAGTGTACTTGAGCGGCAATTGTCCGCCAACCCTAGCGCGTTCCTAAGCAAACTGGCAATTCTGAAAGTGTACTTGAGCGGCAATTGTTTGTCAACTCTTAAATTCGGTGTTCCCACAAACTGCTGTTGGCTATCCTATTTACCCTAACAAATGTCGCGCATTTAGGCAAGTCTTTTATGTTTTTAGCCCCGACATAGGCACAGGCCGACCGAATGCCGCCTGTAATTTCTTGAAGAGTGTTTTCTAGCGGACCGCGCCGAGGTAAATTAAATTCCCATCCTTCCGAAGCCCTGTAGTTTTTAAGGCCACCAGCTATCTCGGTAGCGCCTTTTTCTGATGCCATACCGTAAAATTCGGTGCCGTTTTCATCGTGACTGGCCAGCATTGCGCCAAGCATAACAAAATCCGCTCCAGCGGCAAAAGCTTTCACGACATCTCCTGGTGTACCACATCCGCCGTCCGAGATGATGTGGCCGCCGAGACCGTGGGCCGCATCGGCACATTCAATTACTGCGCTTAATTGTGGGTACCCGACGCCAGTTTTAATACGGGTCGAACAAGCTGCTCCGCTTCCTATTCCTACTTTCACGATGTCGGCTCCCGCTAGAATTAAGGCTTCGGTCATTTCTGGAGTGACGACATTTCCAGCCATGATTACAACATCTCTAAATTCAGACCTGATTTCACGAACTTTATCCACAACCGATTCTATGTAGCCGTTCGGTACATCCAAACATAAAAAACAACAATCGTAATTAATATTAGAAACAAAGGAATTGAGACCTATACTTTTGATTAGAAAATCCGAATTAATCGAAGATGAGCCGTTAAAATTCTTCGGCATACAGGCTAACATGCCGCGCTCCGACATAACCCGCGCAACTTCAATAGTCGTGACCGAAGTCATATTGGACGAAATGATTGGCACTCCTGTCCACGTCCAATCAACGTAGCGAAATTTAAAGGTTCGCAACAGATTTATTTCTTTCCGACTCTGAATTGTAGAGCGTTTCGGAACTAGAAGCACATCTTGAAAATCCAATTTTGTGTCTTGTATTAATCTCACCTTTAACTCCAAAGCGGCAAATAATCGATGACACCCTGAACCTGTTTTGGCAATCCGCATATGGCCACGGCAGTTAAAAACTGTCCGTCGCCGTAGGCGGATAAATTTTCGTCATAAAATGCGACGTGACGCAGCTTTTTTGTTTTGGCTAAACGCATAATATGCTGCAATTCTGCCGAATCTCTTGCTTGTAAAATTATTATTGTTGTAGTATAAGCATTTAATAATTTACCATATTCAAAACAAAAAGCCGCAGCGGCATGCGCGGCCTGAGCCGTTTGCCGTCCTTTGGGTTGCTTTATCTTCCCGAAATCCGTTTCTATTGAATTAGCCACCACTACGTAAAGCTGTCTTTTTTCCATGCCTATCCCTTGTTTTAAGCTTCCAAATAGAAATTCTCCTGCCCCGATTTTCGGGTCTGACGCTCTTGACCGTCACTCCCGTATTTATAAATTCGGGCGTATTAAAAACCGCTCCAGCCGCTCCCTTCGTTATAGGCCCGAATTTAGTCTCTTTCATGGCCGATTGGACTTCATCAATTGTAACAAAGCCGTTTCGTTTAGATATTTTTTTAGCAATGTCTCTGGCTTCCTGAATTGGAGAAATTTTCTTTAAAACAAAAGAGGGGAACAAATATTCAGGCATGCCATCTCCGAAATCTAGCTCGATTCCTATATCTTCATAAATTGCTTTAACGCGCCCAATCTTACCTACGTAACAATTCATCGCGCTCGGAACCCAAACATTGTTCCAACCATTTTCATAGCTTTTGGCCTTTCGTGTCACGTAAACTTCGTCACCCACTTTTAATGTGTTTTTCATGCAAGTTTTCCTTTCTGTTCGTTCAAATTCAAACATCTATACCCTAATTTTTCAAATATCGTGCCTTTGACCAAATGAGCAAACCACATCGGAACATTTCTTTGTATTAGAATTTTTCCCTTGAAATTTCGGAATTTGGCCATCATAAGTGCCCTTTCTATGGCGGCATCTTTTGTGTCGTACAAAGCTTCGCCGTTTTTATCAAACCCAATAAATCCCACGCTATCCTCCTTTCTGTTTTTTAACAATCGCATCTCGGAGTTTTCTTCTCATTTCATACGTTGCAAACCAATCTATTTGACCTTCAACTTGCACTAGGACGCCTAAGAGCATATCGGTATATTCGTGATTCACGGCCCCGGCATGCTTTCCCTTTGTTATAGGAATAATCATTTCCTCGGCTTTACCACGATACTCTTTTTGGAGCATTGTGTCAAGTATTTTTTCTTCTGTCGTCCAATTATATCTGTGTTTGGCGTAAATGGCGGGAATATCGTAGCAATCCTTCATCTTATGGCATAGCTCACACGTGGCCTTAAATATGTCAACATAGGGATAGGACGGCGGTAATTTCAAATTGTTGTATATTCGACAATCTTCACAGTACAGCATATACTCACCGTTCCCTGACAAATCTATTGATTAAAATACTGAATGCGCTCGCAGCCACTGTTGGAATCTGTCCGTTTCCAATGGCCGAGATTCTGTCCACGTAATCGGCCACCCCATTGCTTCCTCTGCAAAGTTGGGGTGAGTATATATCGGTTCGTTTTCGCAAATCCTCAATCCCTCGGACATCTTGGCACCACGGTACTCTGTGCTTCCACGGTATCTTTTTCGAGACGAACCTTTGAACTCGTTCTTGCCTATTGTCGGCAGCGAGAATCCAGATGCGTTTTCTTTGATGCCAAGCTCCAACATCGGAGCCTCCGAGCACACACCATTCCGCATCGTACCCCATTTCGGCCAAGTCCCCAAGAACAACGTCGAGTCCTCGACTGGTAAGCGCGGGACTGTTTTCCAAGAACGCGAATCCAGGTCGTACTTCACCAACAATTCTGGCTGCTTCTTTCCACAAGCCGCTTTGTTTTCCTGAGATTCCCGCTCCTTTTCCTGCGACACTAATATCCTGACACGGGAAGCCCGCAGAAACCACGTCAACAATTTCTTTCCAAGGTCGTCCGTCAAAACTTCTAACGTCGTCCCAAATAGGGAAGGATTTGAGAAATCCTTCATTCTGTCTTTTGATAAGAATACTTGCAGGGTAGGGTTCGATTTCAACAGCGCAGACAGTTTTCCATCCCAGGAGTTTTCCGCCAAGTATTCCTCCACCAGCGCCCGCGAAAAGTGCCAACTCATTAAGGGTCTCCATTTTTTATCTCATTTCAATTAATTCACCACAAATCATGGAAAGCGTGTCGCTCTGCCAAATCAATCATGCATTGTTCGTGGGCAGGCCCATGAGGGTCTAGGCTAGATTCGATTGCCGTATAACCCGCAGGAACGTTTATGCGTAATTCCAATTTCTCGTGGCACATTTCGTGCAATAGACTCATGTCGGCTTCTCTTAAGTCAGGATTGAGCCGAGGGTCTATGGATATAAGAACTGAGCCGTCGGGTCTTTTATCCATTCTAGCCATATCATTATAGCGCGACAAATCCGACCATATAACTTTTGTGTTGTTTGGCAACGCTCCGTAAAAGTATTGTTCGTTATAATAATCGAAATCGTTTTGAAGATTGTACTTCGGAGACGCCCCCAATAAATACGATGTTATTAAGGCCAATCCGAATATGATTATGATTTTCTTGATTAAGTTCATAAAATCCCATATAATGACAATAAATATAAAGTTATAAACAATAATACGTCTAACAAAAACCATATTAAGAAGAAGGCTTTTCTTGCTTTCGACATCATGCGATAAACTCCTATTATCGTATTCCAGGATTTACAGTTCCAAAATTTTTCGATGCCTCGGTTTTCATAAATTTATTATTGTCATCAAATTTTTGAGGCGCGGTATTTTCGTAAATGACATTTAGAATAACGGCCCAAGCTTGGTCAATTAAAGCTCCCGTTTTCTGTCGGGCCTTCCTTCGCAAGCGACCGCGAAGCTGTTTGGCGGGCATCGTTTGAATATTCTTTTCTGTAATTTCAGATTTATTTTTCATATTATCCTCATTTCCTCAGGCCGCGCCAGATTAAGTCGCCATCTTCGCCCCTGCCGCGACGAACGGGGCAGGCACGGCCTGAAGCTCGTATAATCTGCCGTCATTTATGATGCGCTCGTATTTATTTGTCAATCCTGAAATCCACCACCATTTCTTTCCAATGAATACCGCTCGGTGATTACATGCATAACATCCTCCACAACGAGAGCAGAGAAATAAATATTCTCCGCCTTTTCCTTGCGAAAAGCAATTATGCTCGGAAGATGTTGTAATGTCCGACATGGCCGAATCCATATTGACCATAAATTTTTTCAGCGATTGCTTTCGCTTCTTGATTGCAACTAGCCTCAAAAGTCTCCACAATTGGAGGGAATGGAACCGGTTCATCCGTTTTTGGATGAAAATCCGAAATTCCGGGAGCATAAATACTAATTTCAAAAATCACGCCGAAAGCCTCCTTTTGCTTCAAAATAATCTCATATTTACTGTGGCTTGTCAAGCCCTTCCTTGTGTACCCGATAAAAAGGCCGCTGTTCTTCTATTAATTGCTCCGTTTCAGAAATTCTTTCGGCCTGCGAGCGAGCAAAATCCAAAAGTTTCGCGGCACTTGCCACGGTTTCGTTATATTGTTTCTTTAATTGGTTGTTTTCTTGTATTAGTTCGTCAAATTTATCTTTAACAGCTTGATACCGATTTCTATAAAAAGATATGGCATCGGCCACGGTCTTCAAATGTTCCGACACTTGTTTCGGATGTCCTTTTAACCATTCTTCCAAAAAACCCAAACTATAGGCAAAATCTTTCTCTTCGACTTCCATATTTATTATTTCTCCAATCGTCCTCTTAGGGCATAACAAAAGAACTGAAGGCTCCGCTTCCAATTTAAATAGCCCGCAATGATGTCGGCATGACACGGTTCCGGCGAACAGTAGCACCCTATTTTGGCATTTTCCGGTATTTCCTTTAATGCCTTTTCTCGCAATTTACGTCCGTCTTCCGAATAAAAGTATAAAGCAAAGGCTTCCACCGCGTTTTTTCTAGGGTTTCCAAAACCCATAAAATTACCAAAAATTGTGGGTCGGCACACGGGAATATCGCAAGACTCTTTTTTAATGTTCACTACCTTTACCGACATAAATAATATCCTCGTCTATGGAAATTCCCCTCGTCTTCAGAAAAAGTATGTCCTGCCAATTACAGTATAATTTATTATAATCCTTGTTTTTAAATTTGTTCTGTTCATCATATCTTTTCATGCTTTCTTGAATTTCAAGAAAATGGTCCGCCTCATGCAGGCGAATCAAAATGTCCAAACCTTTTTCGCTATAACTCCAAAAGTAAGGATTGGGGCAACCTTTATGGCGACACATGTAACAAAATTTAATCATAAATTTGGGGCACGGGCGACGGATACGGAAAATAAACTCTGGCAAGCCAACCCGATAAAAATTTATTTTGATTATTATATGCGGCTATCTGTCTATAAAAATCCTCCCACTCCGCTCGAAACATTGAAGCCACTATTTCAGGCTGTTTGGAGTTACAAGTGTTAATGGTAATCGGTCCGCAAATTCCATCCTGTTTTATGTCCAAAACTTTTTGTAAAACACGAACGGCACCGGATGGAGAATTATTTACAGCCAAACTAAACACGGGAGCGGCCACAATATCGGATTGAATTTCATCTCCTCGTATGGGCACCCAATAAAATTTCTTGTACACCGATTTGGCGTAAGCTACGGCTTGGGCAAACGGCATTGTAGTAAAGTATTCGGAAGGAACATCATTAGCATGATAACGCTGAGTAATTCCAAGCCGAGTTAATCCTGCCCCGTCCCCTAAATCCACGATTTTACCTGGTTCTTTTTTATCGTCTTCTTGGAAAAGAACCCACCTAACAATAGGTTCAAAGTCGGCCATTCATCTTCTCCACGCCCATCCTTTCGCCACGAATTTATCAAATTCTACGGGCATATAATTGGTGTACTCCACGGCAAGCAATCTTTGCCAAGGATATAAAAGTTTTCCTTTTTTGGCCGAAATAAAAAACTCATCTTTTTGTTTTTCGGGGTCGTCGGCAAGAAATCCATCCCAAACATTGTGTAAATGTCCGTGAATATTGATATGAGTACCGCGAGGCAAAGGCGCTCGCCACGGTTTATGCGTAAGCCAAGCGCCGCGATAAATCAGTCCGTCGCAAGCCATATCGAATCCATTTTGTACATACCATTGGCACGATTTTGTGTCGTGGTTCCCGCGAATGAGCCACTTCTTGCCCGGCCATTTTTGCACAGTCGGCATAAATACGTCAGTTTTGCCTATTCCTATATCGCCCAAATGAATCAAAATATCATTCGGACTCACCATTCGACGAATGTTGGCATCAATACGTTCCGTATGGTCATCCGGTCGCTGACAATAGGTCTTAATATTGTTGTGGTTCAAGTGAGTATCAGTAATTAGCCAAGTTTTCATTTTTTTTCTATGTCTCGATACCAAAAAAATCTATGTATTTCTTTATCTCCAAAATTTGCTTCATTTTATTGTGGCCGTCCCAACATCTACGACGAAGCATATCATATCTTGAATCTTTTTTGCTAGGATTATTTTCCTGTGTTTGTATGTTCACTCCGGGAACCCAAACAACTATTCTGCCCGCCTGCTTCATTCTTAAAAACCACAGACCATGCTCTCCGCCTATTTTAATTGATTCGGGCCAATGAATCAACCGATGCGTTCGCGCCAAAAAATAGTTAGCTGCAATATCTACCTTATAGCAGTTGGGGTCGGTATTGTAAAGCGGATTTTTATCGCCATCAAACAAAATCTCTTTTAGGTAAGTTCCTCTAGAATACTCAAGAAACCCCTCATACGGTCTATCATTTACTCTGCCTGCCGCTACGCTCACTTCGGGATTTCGGTCTAAAGTCATTTTGAGTAACTCAACGCCCATTCTAGATTCTTCATCGAAAACAAAATCGTCGCTCGCTAGAAGTAAATATTCAGTCTTGGTATTTTCAATTAGAGCGTTTCTTTTTGCGCCTAAGCCCGAATCGAAGCTTAAACGTACCATTTCTTCACTAGACAAAGGCGGCGGAACGTCTGAATCGTCCGCCACAAGCCACCTGCAATCAGAGAAATTTATTCTGATACCATGCAAAGATTGTCGCAAATATCCGTGACGAAGAAATGATGTTATGCCTATAGTTATATTAGAAAGATTCATTTTAATTTCCACGACTCCCACACCCAAGGATAATTGAAACTCTCGACATGGGTTTTTCTAAGCTCTGTTCTAATTGCTTCTCTAAGAATCTCGGCATTAGGGTAAAATTTGTGAAATTGAATTTGAACATTTCGGCACTTTTGAATGTATCCCGTTTCTATGAGACGAGGCAATATCTCAAACTCCGCGCCTTCTGCGTTAAGACTTATCAAATCGGCTTCAATTATGTTTCGTTCAAAAAATTCGGCTGCATCTACAACATTAGCAATTATCGGAACGGGTTTTCCGTAAACAGGGTCCGGCGGAAGCTCCGGTTGATTTTGTCCGCCGCGAAACAAGCTGCTGTTTTGACCTTGGCTAGCAATGGTTCTATTTCCATTTTTATGCGACAATCCTATATTATGCAGCGTCACTTTAGGATTGTTTTTGAATCTAAAAACGCATGCATGATAAAAATCCTCTATTGGTTCTATTACGTGAACAAAACAATTATATCTTTTTACAATATCGTCCGTAAACGCTCCTCTATATCCACCAACATCTATCACGACACTGTTTTCATTAAGAGGATAGTTTTTCGTATCTTCGTGGTCGGAATACTGCCCCCAATAAATCTGCCTTAATATGTCATCGAATATATAATCTAAATTCTTTGTTATGCCCCAATTCGGATAATGTTTTTTTAATTTGGAAAAATCCGTAATGTAGCATTTGTGGTCTCCCGAACGAGGAACATTTACATATTCTCGTTTTACGGGTTTTCCTATGATGCCTTCCACCTTGGCAATGGCCTCAAGTATTGATATGCTGTTTCCTCTGCCTCCGCCAATATTATAAATTTCTCCTGCTATAGGATTTTTGATTATCTCTTCCACGGCTCGCATAACGTCATAGGAATGGATATTATCTCGAACTTGCTTTCCTTCATAACCAAAAATTTTATACACGCCGTCTGTAGCGGCTGTTTTAATTAAGTGCGAAAGAAAGCCGTGCATTTCAACACCCGAATGCCCCGGACCCGTCAAACAACCGCCTCTAAGAACTACGGTTTTTAAGCCTTTCGCCGCATAAATTTGAACCGTTAAATCTGCTTCGAGTTTATGCCGTCCAAATGTATTATTGGCTCCGATTGAAGTCGTCTCATCGAATCCTCGCCACGCTCTTTTATCAAAACGAGTTTGAAATTCTTCAAATTCCATACTGTTAACGGCATTATCGTAAACTTTATTGGTGCTCATAAATATAAAGACAGCGTTCGGACTATGCTTTAACGTACATTCCAATAAATTCTTGGTGCCCTGAACGTTGACGCCGTAATCTATTTCAGGATTCTTTTCGGCATAATCATGCGAAGGCTGAGCGGCGCAATGAATAACCGCGTCGTATGGTGCGCCTTGAAAAACATAATTTTGCAGCGCATTCATATCCTGAATATCGGCTTCGTGATGTGCATATCTGATAACTTTATGAACCACGCGATGCAAATTCCATAAAATATCCGCCGAATCTCCGAAAAACTTCTTTCGCATGTTATTGTCCACACCTACGATTTCGTGGCCGCGAGAACCAAAATATTCTACTGCTTCGCCTCCAATTAATCCGCCGCTTCCCGTCACTAAAATTTTCATTTAGAATTTCTCCGGTATTAGATATTATATCTACCATCGTGCACAATTAATACGCCGTGTAAAAATACAGCTTTATAACCTTCAGGTATTGTAATAGCCGCATCGGGTCCTTCGTATCCATTGCATCGGTCAGGTTTCACGTCGTCTATCACAATTAAAGAATCGGGCCGTTCCTCAGTAATGATTTTCAATTCCTCGTTTATTTGGTCTCCGTCGTTTTCGGTTGTTCCGCCTGTTATATGAGCATCTAGCCAAAATAGCAGAGGTCCTGAGGGAACATTTGATAATACGCCTCTTAAAATACGCCGACTAGAACCATGATACAATTTAACATGTCTGTCTTCCGCAAACCGTCTCACAACACTATCATATATGGATTTTTGAATCTCAATACTGTGTATCTCAGAAAAGCAATGTTTAACCGCATTAATTGTGCCGCCATAACACGTTCCAGTTTCCACTAGAATCTGAAGATTGAATCTTTCCCCCAATTCTATAAGTAGAGCGTGCTTCCACTCAGCTTGCGGGGATAAAAACGACACAAATTTAGGATTATTCAAATCAATCATAGTTTAATCCACCTTTCAGGAATTATATCTTTTGGATTTTCTGGCGCATTTAAGAACCATTGGGACGGGGCACAAATAATTCCTTTTTGTCTGATTTCTCCGAGCCATGCGCCCCACCAAGCAAATGTAGAATTAGCTATAATGTGATGCCTACACCAAGACATTAAATTAATGTCTAAATGTTCAGTGCCTAAATGTTCCGGCGTTGTTTGGTCAAAGCTACCCATGATTTCAAACGGAACATCGGGAATAATATTCGTAAAATTTTGTTCGCACCATTTCGGTTCGTCAGAGAACACGAAAAACGTAGGATTTTCGGCATTTATAAATTTGGCTGCTGTCCTGTAGTATTCGGCGGGTAAGACGCCGTGAAAATCAGATTTCAAATAATCCGTGCGGCGTATGCAAACTGCGATGCTGTTTTCAACGCTTTTTATTCGGTTTAGCCTGTGATAATAATCTCCTTGTATAGAAACATCAGTAAAAATTGAAAACAAATCTTGCTTTATGTCCCCAAAAGGAACGGACGAACCGAGCGCATCCCAAGAAAAATACTTTTCGGTTTGCCAATATCCGCTTAAAATTTCGTCGCACTTTATGGAATCAACTATGGCTTTATTATACGGCATGCCCGATTCGGAAATTGTGGCCTTCACGTATCCTATTACCGTTTTTTCATTCACTCGTGGAAACAAATTAAGATTGAAACGCCTTAAAGAATCTCCCACAAATGATGAAATATCCAACAATAAATCAGTCTGCCACCTTTTTGCTTGGGCCAATCCCATAGCATATTGGAACATTTGATTTCCAATGCCGCCCCGCAGTCTAGTTACTATTGTCATTATCTTCCTTATACATTAAATCTGGATTCCCCAAGCGAAAACTTCGGTACATCATTTCAGGACAATAAAATCTGTATTTCCGCGTTCTCTTAAAATGCCAAGCGGAATAATTTTCTAATTTGGGAAGATGAGCCGCCGTCATTCTTCCCGATTGTATCTCAGGACCTAGAACTTGGCCTACCCATAAATCTTCCGCCCAAACATCGGGAGTTTTCTTCGCTATAAATTGCGCTGCTTTTTTAGACAAAAAATATCCGACTCCACCACTAGCCCAAGGATGGCAATTTGGATAATATCCTATATGGTCTCTATAATCTTTTGTCTGCCCTATGGGGCAGTGTCTATCCATTGAACCCGAATAGTCATACCTATCATAATCCAAGGACATTAATCGTGTTGGTATTATAAAAGTGTCGTTATCACAGAGATAAATATATTCAAATCTATCTCCCGCCCATTCTAAAATTTTCTTTGTCTTGAGCGGCAAACTAAGATAATCGTCAGGACAATCAAGCAGAACCTCATCGGAAGAGGGAACCACCCCCGTTAAACCACCCATAAAAAATACCATTCGGGATACTTGTTTGCCCCAAGTATCCCTGATAGCTTGATGGTACGATTGATGCTGTTGACAGCTTTTAACGGCTATCAACATGTGTTCAACGGCCATAACTAATTCCATCAATTACAGCGCGGCCTTCCGAAATCGGTAGTACGAATCCAGCGGCATTTTTATGCCCGCCGCCACCAAACTGTCTTGCAATTTCGCTAACGTCTAAATCTCCCCTGCTTCTCAATGAAAATTGAATTTTATTGTCGGCCCGTTCAAACCAAGTCAAACTTAATCCCGTCTCTTCAGTTAATTTTTCTCCTACTTCACTGCAATTTATATAAGGGACATTCAGAATCATCAAATCTAGTTCGTTTTCTCCGACCTTAATTTTTCCTCGCTTAGATTGTTTTGCTACATCATTAACATAATGTTCTATTTGTAAAGTTATGTATCTTCCTATAAAAATTGCTTGTTCCTCGTCGTATTTTACAAGACGGTCCCAAGCTTCCAACGAGCGCGGAAATGTCATAATAAAAGCATTTACATATCGTGAATACGGAAGTTTCCATCTCCACAAATCTCTGTCTTCGACATAATTCACCCACCAAGGGCGCGGCCCATTAAAAAATAATCCCAAGTAATTCCGACTCCGCTCTTATTCATGTCAAAAACAGCATACGGTTCATTTTCGAGTTCCGCCTGTGCGGTTTTATGGTGGTCAAGAATAAGAAAGCTTTTCGACAATTCGGCTAATTTTCTATTTTGTTCTCTTTTTCTCCAAGAAAAATCCACAACTAAAACATCTCTTCCAGAGACTCGATTATACGGAGGCTCCGTACCGTAGTCTAATGGTAATAATTCCGCTTCGGGATATTTCATTTTCGCCACGTAAGCGGCAGAAAAACCGTCTGGACAGTTATTATGATATATAATTATATCCATTATTTTGCGTACCTAAATTTACAAATTTTACTGCTTCTGTGGCGCGTTCCGCAAATTTGACACTTTATCATTTTTCCCAATTCTGGGTGTCTGCCCGAAAAAGAACGAGACCTGATTTCTTTTAATGCTATATCCGCCACAATCTTCACTTTTGTCTTATCTTCATTCATACGGACCTGCCATAATCGTACTTCCGTCCAACCATTGTTGTCAAATCATTTTTTGGCTCTAATCTCAATGAAAGAGGAAACGGAGTTTCATCGGGAGATTTTATCCACTCGGCCCATATTCGGTCGAATTCCTTAACATTAATATAATCAGTCAAAAGTTGGACAAAACACTTTTTGGTGAGAAGATTATACTCTTCCCATCTCTCTCTTGCCGCGTTTTGGCCGCCACCGTAAAGTCCCAACGCTCTGAGAATGTGCTTAGCTTCTATAGTTGGAGACTTCTTGACTTTAACCGTAGTTATGTTTCTTTTTCCATCTCGTGAAATTGTGCGTATTATATCGGGGCCAAAAATCTTAGTAAATTTTTTAACAATGACTCGCCCAGTACCCAAACAATTTTTACAAGATTTTTTGAAACTTTTTCCGTCCAAACAACAATTTAAGCAGACAACAATTTTTTCTATTGTCTTTTTAACTTCTGTGTATTTGGCCAAGCCGAGTTTCACTTCTTCAGCGGCTTTTTCCGATGATATACGCTTGCGGCATCGGCATTTCTCAGGACTTGCAGGCGTATCTTTTTCAAAACCTTTCTTGTGCTGAAAACATGTATGCACAAGTACAGTATCTTTTTCCATTTATCCCCAAATAGCTCCTTTGGACGTAAATTTCGCGCCCCAAAAATTAAATCTTCAATAGGCGGACCGTGTAGTTTTGTTACTTTTTATCCACCCATTTAGTCTTTCTAATATCCTCTTTACTGCTTTTCTTGACATCCCCATTACTTCGGCTGTGGCGGCAGCGGTCAGTCCTACTCGATAATATAAGTAAATGACGCAAACAGTTTTACGGGCCGCTTTATGCTCACGACGATTAGTATTTAATCTAGGAAATCGTTTCTGTATTAACTCTTTCACTTTTGTATCGCTTAATACCCAAGTCGGCACCTTCATCATTCTTTCTGCATGTTTCGTGGCCCCTCCTACATTAATAATGCTGTGGCCGCCATTTACGAATGAGTCTGCGCCATCTAAAGACGTTCTAAGTTTAGAAAGAGCCTCTCTTTCTTTAGACATCTCTAAAAAACTCCGTTTTTAATTTATTTTGTTCTGTCTTAGAAAGAAATTGAAAAGATTCCCAATCATACCCACAATTAACCAAAAACTCAAGAAATTTTTTGATTATAATTTCTTCGTCAATGGATTCTATAAGCTCATCTTCGGCGCACCGCGGCCCAAAAACGGTCTCCCCCAATACAGAACTATGTGGAGCGTTCCCTGATAATTTTTCGCCTGTAGGGAATACTACAAAAGTGTTCATTTTCATTTTATTGCTAATCCTCTTGAAACAGTTCGTCAAATGATTGTTCATCTAATTTGACGAAATTATGCTGTTTGAAAACTTCGTCCCCAAGCACGAACGCTCTAAAATATGCGTCATCTCTATCGTTTCGTGGGTATCTAATTCCAAAAGTTTGTGGCCAATTTCCAGTTTTCCAACAGTTTACAATTTGAACAATCTGTCGAGCCGCGTTTCGGCCCGCATCTTCAGCGGATTGCTCTGTAACAATTCCCGAATTAAATTGCAGCCGTTGTTTGGTCACGGAAGATTTGGGAACACGAACGGCATTTTTTTCTAGCCAAGCCTGCTGTTCGTCGGCTTTAACTTTATCCGTTTCCCTGATTAGGAAATCCGCCATAACTAGCCAAACGAAATCGTCATCAATTTTAGCTGTGATGTATTCTTTTCCGACTTCCAAATTTCCGAAAGATTCTAAAAGTGTAACATTACTTCCTCGTTTTATCCCCAATGGCGATTTCTTGAACCAAAGGAACGCCACATCCCGAATGCCTGTTAGCCAAGAATACCTTCTAAGTTGAGAGTCGAAGGCGGCGATTCCTTGCTGCTCGGGAAAATCTACTGCGCTTGTTTTAATGTCAACAATAAGCGGCCTGACGGCGGCTTGGCACCCATTATCAATAAGAGCGGGATGTTTCGGGTCGGTATAGCATACTATATCAACTTTGCCCGCATCTTCAATTTCTCCGTAATTCGGGTCTCCTGGAAAGACTTCTTTTGCATATTCACGTTGGAAAATAGAATTTGCCCCTATCGGTATCGGAAGTTTTGGTTGAACGGCTGAGTACAACCTAATCATATCCGTTCCAATTTTCAGGCAAGTCTCCCAATTTTTTTCAACATCAGTGTAGGCTATATTTTGGGCATCTTTATATTCAGCCCAACGTCGAGAAAAATCTTGAACCGCGCCTTCTCCATTATGGCTATGATAAAATTCAATACTTTCTTCTAACGCTCGGCCAAATAAAAATCTAGCCTTATTATCTTTTTCCTTCCATCCTAAAACTCGGCGTAAATAATATTTGTAGGGGCATTGGTCGAAATCGTTCCCCGCCGAATAACTGTGTTTTTTCCAAGGTACACCTTTTGAATTAATGTATAAATAAGGCATTACTCCTCTCTACCGAATCTTCTTCGGGCTCATAAAATTTGAACGGCACATCTTCCAAAAACATGCTTTTACTTCCGCTCCAACTTATATGCAAATGCTTGGCGGCGCGACTACAAGCAACGAAGAAAATTCGTTTTTCTTCGGGCAATTCTCCGTTTTTATGGGGCATTATACCCTGTTCCGCTCCGATAATGAAAACATTATCCCATTCCCGTCCCTTAGCTTGATGGACGGTGGCCAAAGTTAAATCTTTTTCTTTTCGGCTCTTTCTTCCATACGTTAACTTTCGTATGTAATTAAGAAATTCGGTCACATTCATGTTTTTCTGAGCCGCTAATTTTACCACGTTATTAAGATTTTCTATGGGGTCGCTATTCATTAAATCGCCCGTATCTCTATATCGGTAATACAAATTGTTATCGGCAATAATTTGTCTCAAAGCAGAACTTGCGTCTTGTTGTTGGTTCACCGTCTTAGCCAAATTCAATAAAACTTTAACTTCGTTCTGCTCCCAAAAATCTTTTTTGCCTAGATTCTTATATTTTATGTTTCTAGCGGCAGCTATTCTTTGAACGTCAAAAAGCTGTCTGTTAGTTCGAGCTATGATTACCGAATTTTCAGGGTCCTCTACTGCCTTATCCAATACTCTTCTTATTTCTATGTCGGTATCAGGATATTGTATAAGAATTGGGTCTTTGCCTTCATCGTTTTCGGTTATCATATGAGACGCGATACCGTTATCAACCGGAAGAATGAACTTAAAAAACTCTACAAGTCTCTTTGTGCTTCTATAATTTTTTCCTAGGTACAACGTTTTGGCTCCAGGAAAAAGCCTTGCAAAGTTGCTTAAATTTCCTGATTGGGCCGAACGCCATTCGTAGATGCATTGATTTTCGTCTCCTACTACAAGAATGTTGCCATTAAATAATAGTTGCAAGAGCCGAAACTGAAGCACATCCGTATCTTGACATTCATCCACGGAAATATACTTCTTTTTATTTCGATTTCGCACCTCTTCATTCGTTTCCAAAAGGCGAACCGCTTCTCTAATCAAAGAATCGAAATCCAACCAACCGCGTTCTCGACACTTTTTTTCATACTCTTCGTAAGCCAACGCCAAATAATACTCACGTCCTACGGCTTCTCGCAGAGCTTGTTCAGGCTCTATTCCGTCTCTTTTCCATGAAGATATGGCTGTTTGCAGAGTTCTAAAATTAGTTACTCCTCTTGATTTATAAATATCCACTAACTCGAAAAGCAGTTGATAATCTTCTCCTCTGACGGGAATTATTTCATCTGTCATTTGGAATGGAACGAATCTTCTTTCACGCTTCATTAAATCCAACGCATAACTATGAAATGTGCGAAAAATCTGTTCCGCGTTCACAAGTCCTACACGGTTTACCATTTCCGTGGCTGCCGCATTAGTGAAAGAAAGATTAAGAATATCTTTATGAGATATTCCCTTTGACAACATATTTAGGTGCCGCTCAACTAAGCAATGAGTTTTTCCTGAGCCAGGGCCTGCTATGACAACCCAAACTCCGTCTATCGCTTCTACAACGGCTTGTTGTTGGACGTTTAATTTCATAGCCCGACCACACTCTCTATGTATTTGATTGTAGATTCAGTTCCCTCACTTTTAATTTTATTTTCTAGCGCCGACAAAAAACTTTCCCATTGTTCGGCTGTTAATTCCGATAAATTTTCTACTTCAGGAAACATAGAAGATGCAAATAATCTCATTTTATCCGAATTGCCCATCCCAAGCTTAGGCAAAAATCCGTTTGGCTCCAAATAATCATTTATAATCCTAAATAAACGTTGCCGGAAAGGCTTAACTTGTTCTACAGATAATTTAAGATTAGATTTCGGAACGGACGGAGGCGGAACGGACGGAGGCGGAATTGGCGGAACAGGAGACGAAACAGAAGACGACTCCATATCCACTATCCGAGGCTTACGTCCGCGTTTTTTGCTTTCCGTTTTTCTTTCAAATTCCGAATCATCGTGTCGCGTTGCTTTTGCTGGTTCGGAATTAGGGGCTAAAGTGGGTTGAGAAAAATTTGACATTTCACCGAATTTAGTCTCGATTGATGATACTGATATACTAGGATTAATTTCGGACTCATCCAAAATTCCAGCGCCAACAAACTGCAAAGTTACTCTGCGGCATGCCCTTGTTTGTGCCGTCATAATCGCATCGTCTAGGGCTTTTCCGCTGAGGTCTTTAATCCATTTCGCCCCAGTGGATATTTCTTGGCGTCCGTTGCTGTCTTTTGCCGTGGCGGTAAACACGATAGAGCCGCCCACCACATCATGCGTAAGATTTATGATGTTAATACCTCTGCTGTTCCGTATAATTTCGGTTGCGCCTCTTTTAGCATAAGCGACTAGACGCTTGGGGCCGTCGCCCTCATCAATATACGCCAACATAACTAAATTAAGTTCTGGCGGCACGCCGATGTAATTACAAACTGCTTTTATATAATCTTGTCTTTGCTGTTCACTCAAAGCATCAAGGTTATATATGGGAATAAACTCAGGACTGTCTAGCATAACGCTCCTCAAAACATAATAATATCATAATGTTAATATTATTGTCAAGATTTTATTTGTGATAAAATGTATCTTCAAAACCTTCAGCGCCTAACGGCAGACTTAGTGCCCAAGATACAGGACGACTCATTATTTTTTCCATTTCGGCGGCCCCCGGAGAAAATGGGTCGGCAGAAGTTAAGCTAATGCCTTCGTCATGTACATGACCGATTATATTTAACCCCTTAGCGTCGAGTTCTAGCAGCTTCTCGGCCAAAACGTCCCTTGCGATAGCTTGTACAATATTTTCAAAAATCTTCCCTCCGTGACTGATTATTAAACCCCATTGTCCTGTTTGCTGATTTTTTCCGTAATAGGTAAACCCTAATTTATATACATCCACATCTTTAATTTCAAATTTTGTTCCTTCGCCACTTTCATCAAACTCAACCGCGATTTCTTTTTTCTTTTTCCACGGCATTTTAACTTCTTGCAAAGACGAGTCAAAATAATGTAAGTATCTACCCGAAGGAAGTTTAATTCTAAGAATAGGATTTCGGTTTTTTATGGTTAGTTTATCAATTACAATACAGTCATCGGGTCCAAGTTTACGAACTGTCCTACTTCCTTTTAGAACGTCCCGAACCGCGTTTTCTAGCAAGTACCATATGCCGCCAGAAAAGCCAATGTTAAGGTCGGGTTGGCCGCCTATTTCCTTATAGGCTTCCCTAAACACTTTCACGACTTGTTGGGCCTGCTCTTTGGTCATATCAACGCCCATATTTTCGGCGTATCCCCAAAGTCCCATCTTAATCACGTCGCCATTTTTATCTTCTCCCCAATCCCCTCCGCTCAAACGATATACGGCACCCAATACGCCTGGCTTGGCAATTTGCCGCATTTGTTTTGCCTTAGCGGTTCTAGCCTTTCCGTCGGATGTTTGTCCTTCAGGTGTTTTTGGAAGAATCTTCAAATCATGCCAAATACTATCATATGTCACGTTAAAAATTTTACTTGCGAAATCTATATACGGGTCTCTTTTATCTTCAAAAACTTTCAAAAGAGGCGAACATTGAGACACCCATGCAGCCACTCTAGTTTCAATAGCATTAAGGTCGCATACATTAAATCTGTATCCGTCGGGAGCAGAAAATACCGTTCTAATAAGATTTTTTATCACTAGAAGGGGCGTATGCGACGGAAACTCCTTTAGAAGAGACTCATAGTCGTTGTCGTAAATATATTTTCTGGCTTTATTTACGTTGTCTATGTTCTCAAATACCGAATCAGGTCTAGCTAAATTTTGAAGCTGAACAGAATTTCCCGACCATCTTCCGCATCTAGAACTGCCCATATAGACAAATTGATTTCTTAAAACACCATCCGATGAAACATTTCTAATCATGGATTGCAGTTTTTTATAGGTTGTGCTCCCCGCTTCCATTCTTGCCTGCAACACTTTTTCCGCTAACGGCTGTAAATTTGGAGCGCGTTCCTGTTTATTTTTAAGAATAATTTCTATGTTAGATTTTCTGAGATTATTCAAAGGATAGCCAAGATTTTGCACCCATTTAAGAAGTTGTATAGGCGAATTGGCGTTCTCTAGTCCAGTTAATCTATTTTGTTCTTCGATTTTTTTCTGTTTATCTTTTTCGGCTATGGAAAAAGCATTGGACACAAAATTCAAATCTAAGGGAATACCTCGGTCGTTTATTTTTTGGTCCAATATCCACACTTCTCTTTCTTTTTTAGGTAGCGGATAGGCTCCCAACAAAGACTCTCGACGTGCTATCTCTCGTTCCGCTCGTATATCCTGTTTGGCATAATTCTTAAATTCTTCCCATTCGTTAGGATGAGTTGTTTTGTCATAAAAAAACACCGCGTCGCTTTTCTTTTTCTTTTTGGGATATGAGAATAGTTCAATCAAGGCTTCTCCGCGCTTATTTTTTTGAAGTTCTGCTGGTAGATTTAAAACGATTCCCACGTCTTCCAAGGACGCGGGTAATGATAAATATCTAGCACTGGCTTGGGGGTCTTGGAACCGAGAAATCGGAATCTCGATTCCAAGAACATACTTCAGAATATACCGTTCAAACGAAGAATTATATGCCACAATATCAACTTTCGGGTCTAACAACATGGAACGGAGCCGTTCGGGCATATCTGATGGAGGCTCCCAAATATTCGGTTCTTCATCACCGACAGCCCATGCCAACATTAACACACTAGTACTTTTGTGTGTGGCATAGTTGTGCAAGCCGACTTCTTCTAAGTCTGCTTCCGATTTAGTCTCGAAGTCAATATATAGGCACATTTTCTATCTTACGCAGATTCCTCGATTGCCACCTTCTAGAATTTTTCTTTCACTATCTAAATTTCTGTTCGCGGCATAAAATTCAGAGAATTTCTCTCCATATCTAGCCTTTAGCTTCGCTATATTTCTTTCTAGTGTTTCTTCCAATGATAGCATACCGGGCACATTGGACACAAGAGCCAAATACCACACAAGGTCCCCCGCTTCTTCCGACAGATTGATTTTATCTAGTGGCCTGCCGTAGAAAATATGTTTCTTCAATTGGTCCGCTAGCTCCCCCAATTCGCTAGCCAAACCCAAAATTGCGTGAAGAAAACGTATGTTATCCACTGTCAGCCGTTCGGAAATCTTATCGAAATCCTTAGATTCGGTTGTTTCCGCTAATTTTTGATACTCATTAATGTTCATCCGCATTCTCCTCCTTTTGTTATGTCGCAAACTGTACTGCCAGATTCCTCGAATACATGTCCTTCTTGAGACAAAGCAACAGCCAAAGGAACAGGATTTAACGGTTGTCCCGGTCTTGAGCCGTCGGGATACACTGTTATTCCTCTTAATTTCGGAAGATATTTTATTAGCATGTCACCAAAATTCCTGACTTTATTTTCATTGTTTAGTTCAGAACCCCATTTTGGAAGATTAATTGTACTACTGATACTATGGTCCACATACTCTTGAACCCATGCTTGAAATGCCACTCTTCTTTCGACATCTTTAGCCAAGTCGTAAGCATCTTCAATCAATTCCAACGGCACTCCTGAATCTAAGAGCCTCTTGGCTGTCGGGTCAACGACATATTGAAAGTGCCAAACATCCCCTTTCAAATATCGTCGCTTATAGGCGGCACAAAATATAGGTTCGATGCCTGTAGTAGTTTCAGCTATGATTCCTATCGTCCCGTTCGGCGCTATTGCTCTAGTTTTTACAGGCTGACTTAGCTCCCATTTTTTGACATAAGGTGCTACCATCTTTCCTGATTTCGCATAAATTTCCAAATATTTTGCTAATTCTTCATCCGGCCCGTACTTCTTTCCTTTCTTTAGGAGCCATTCGTGCAGCCCCATAAGTCCTAGGCCAAGACGACGATTCTTGCTGCGCACTTTATCTATAGCAGCAAATGGAACGTCGGAATACACAGTTCCCGCCAAGAGAAATGCCGAACCAAGTTCAACTACACGCTCCATTTCCTCTAGCGATTCAATTCTAGCCATGTTAATTGAACCTAAATTACAAACGTCGGAATCGTCAGAGCTAGTAATCTCCGTACAATTGGAAATTATAACACCCTCGGCTTGAAAACTGTGTTCATCCACACGAACATCGGCGCAATATACATCCTCCACTCCATCCGATTCGACACTCACTACTTTAATAACAGAGTGGCGGTTGCTCTGTTTCTGTTTTCTCGGCCTTACTCTAATTGTGGGAATCAATTTAGAAAACATATCATTGTACTCAGACATTACCACAAGCTGATAGCCTTGAGACTTGCCAAAAGTAGAAATGCCCGCTTTTGTAACTCCAGCAAAAATTCCAAATTGTTCCAATAATCTAGCTACGCCCCTCAAAAAACTTTCGTGCTTAGATGCTAATCGAATACGATTCTGTTTAGATTCATAATTTCCATCAGAATCAAACAAACCAGCCACGAAACTTAATGCCTTATGTTGGTCATAAGCGTACACATCCTTTGGAAATGTTGATTTGTTTCTGCCCGACCAAAAATCACTTTTCTTAAAATAAGCTCTTAAATATCCTTTGGAGTTGCGGTTCATGCTCGAAAAAATACTAGACCGCGACATGGGTTTAGCACATTTTATGGACTTTTCAGTGCAAAAAGTTATCTCTGCCGTTCCATTTTTATTAAATGTTCCGTCTCCATACATATAACCCAAAATATAAGAATCTAAATGAAACTTAGTTTTTTGTTCGGGATAGTTCAAGGCTGTGTACAAAACATCTCCGGGTTTGAGGTCCTTGGCAGGAACCCTAAAAAATCCTTCGCTGCCCGTTAGAAATTCATGGCTTTCATCGCAACGAATATATCGCCCGCCAGTCATTTTTACTTTAACAATGGGAGCATCGGACTTTGTTTTTTGAAACACGACATTCAACGCCCACCGCTTTCCTGTCCATATTGTCACTGGCTTATTTATTATGGCTTTTACTTCTTTATATCCTTCGGAAGTCAGAACCCAAACATCCCCGCATATTGGCGCGTTACGAAGCGTTTCGCGGGAATTTTTTCCGACGTCAATTGAAAATCCAGGCTCGCCCGTTTCAAGCATGTGCCTGATTGCTGACCAATATACCGACGTTGCCAAAACATGTTGTTCGTGTTTTTCATTATGGTAAGCCTCAAAAAACTCATCATCCAAAAGAACTGATATATTGGTCATATCCAAGACAGCCGGAAAATTGAAATTTTTAGTTTTTTCCAACTTTACAACTTCTGACCAATCTTTCATTCTTATAAACTTCTGTATGTCGGGATGTTTCCAATTAAGTCCAGCCCAAATAGCCGAACGTCGGCTTCCGCCTTGCATAATAAATCGCCCAGCTTCATTGACCATTTGCATAAGAGCCAACGGGCCTGTTGACTTACCGCCTGTTTTTCTGATTATACGTCCTTCTTCCCGCACATCGGAATAGTCAACTCCGATTCCTCCGCCTGTCATTAGAGCTAAGGTAATTTTGTGCATTAAATCCGCCCAACCTTCGCGCGAATCTTCAGCCCTGAACAAGAAACAATTACCCGTAAGGATGTTATCTTCTAGCACAAACTCGTGAGTTTCAGGAACAATTGCACAGAACACTTCTTCAAATCTGTTGGTTTTATTTACTGAAACAACAGACCAAATTGGGGTCTTTTTAATTTTGAAATTTTCCCTGTGCTTAGAAATTAAAAAGAATTTTTTTGAAAGTGTACTAGGTATAAATGGTAAATAATAAATAACAGATGTCTTTTTAGTTAGATTAGAAATTCTTACCTGCTTCCTAATATTTTTAGTGCCGATGCCGATAACGTAACAAATTTCTCTAACACGCTCCAAATTTTTTAGATTTGTAGAAGCTAATTCAATTTTCCCGTCTTTAGACACGCATCCGTCTGCGGCAAAGTATCCACACAGCCAGCCTAAAAGATATGACCTATCATTTTGAAGAGACGGTAAATCCTTATAAGTTTTTGGGAGTCCCGAAACTTTCACTCCCGATTCGTGTTTTTTTAATTTATAACCCTTGAAAAACTTCAAAATCTCAAGGTTCTTCTTTCCACATAACACGACTTCAGAACCGCTACTCCCGAAAACAATGCCGTGCCTAATTCCATCAATACTAATCGGCGTTCTTTTCGCTCCGTATCCGAAAACCTGCCACAACATATCTCCTGGTTTCAGGTCTTTTGTCAATACTTCTACCTTGTGGGCACACCTACCATTGCTATAATACTTGGCTATTCTCCAAGAATGTTCGGGGGTCATGTACAAATCTTTTTCATACTTGTCTCTGCGAATACGCACTCTAAGTAAAGGCTGCTTTCCAAAACTTTTCACGTCTGCCTCTACCCATGTCCCATTTGTGGTCATAAGAGTAGGTTTAGTTCCTGACAATTCTTTAAGGGTCTTGACTCCTTCTTTGGTAACTACCCTAGTTTCTCCTGCGCCGCAATTATTCACTTGGTGAAAGAGTCTGCCAGTACTAGCCAAATACCTGCCGCCGGGAATAAACTTTCGGTTTTCAATTATCTTCCTAGTAGCCTCTATTTGGCTATGAGGCGCACGAACAGCTTGTAAAACTTTTTTGCTCACTCGATAAGCAATGTTTTGCCAATTTTCCACCTCGCCTTCTTTATTAAGATGGCTGTATTTTTGCTTCATTATATCGCTTGCGAATTTACTCATTTCAACAGTCATGCAGTCTCACCCCGCATATATTTTTCGTACTTGCTTAATTCTTCTGATACCCTTTCTTGAGAAAGGAACGTATTTTCCATCGCACCACGTAACTCGTTCTCGCGCCCACGGCGCGAGATTTTCTAAATTTCCTTCGGCCACGAAAATAAAATCATGCTCGAATACCCAAACAGGGGCCGCGTTCTGCTTTAGACATTCCGAGCACCATTCAATAGAACAAGGAACGCCCGGAATACTTGCAACTCCTACGTCTATTCCGCCTGATTCGTTATTGCAAATTTCACACATTTTTTATTTCCCTTTCCTTAAATTGTCTATCTGTCTTTGTTCTGGCACAATATCGTCATACAATATCGGAATGATTCGCTTGAATTCCTCTAACATTGATATGGATATTCTTCTAAAATCAGGATGCGTTTCTTTGGAAGTCCTCATCAAGAAAAAATTTCTCCAATTCCTCAAATTTCCTGTTACGGCAATTGTTGCGGCCATCGAATTAGGCAATACGGCACGAGCCGTTTGCGGTTTCGCCCCCCATTCAAGCATATCAAAATAATTTTCTTCCGCTTGTTGTACAGAACGAAGCCAAGCTACTTCTGTGGTTTGATTCAATTCAACGGGACGAATAAATTCAATTTCGCCATAACGAACGAATCTAGTACTTTCTTGTGTAAAAGAAAATAGCCTATGGCGAACTAACTCGTGTGTAACTCCCCTATCTGTCCTAATAACCGCCGTCACAGATGCGTGTTCTGTAACAGACCAATCCCCGTGACTTATTACAACAGCCTCAATGAACCTGCGCCAAGACTCCGGTGTTTGCTTACTTTCGCTTCTATGACTTATTCTAGCCATTGATTCTATGTGCCAAAGCAATTTTATGCCGTCTTCTGGAGTTAATTTTTCCCCGCTATATGGATTAAGTAGATAAAAATTAGGCTCTATAATCTTCATTCGTCTTCCTCTGGAGGTATTCTCATCAATATAACCTGTTTCGGGTCGCCTTTTACGCCTGAACCAGATTCACAAATCCATCCTGCATTGAGCAGCCCTTTATAAACTCGGTCCCATAAATATGTGCCGTGCTTCAAAGGTCGTAAAGCCCTCTCCAAATCACGCAAATTAAGCTTTCCGCCGTTGCGCTGCAAAATCTGAATGATTTCACCCTGCAACGCGCCTTCTTTGGTGGTACTTTCAAAAGCAGCCAAATATTTCTTAACTGCCAACTCATAGTTAGCTATAGCCAATGCCCGCTCCATGCAGCTTTCGTCTATTTCGTCTTTTCCTAAGTCCACAGCAAAAAATAGGGACATTTTCTCTGCTCGATTCTCAACGCGATTTCCCAAACGATTGATATTCATTTCAAACAAAGTATCGTCAACAATCTTATACAATCCTTTCTGCACAGCCCTTTCAATTAGCTGCCGCGTCTTTTGCGCGGCCTGTACGGTATTAACAAACTTATATGGAGTTAAATCAACCAAAATTTCAGGTTGATATAGAAAGAAAAACCGCTCATCTAATCCGCTGCTTCCCGCCGACATTTTTGACCACAAAGAATGAAAATTTTTATCGGTGGTACAGGCAATCAACGATGCACAGTATGTTCTAGGCTCGAAGCTGTAACTCTCTCTACGACTTTTAATGGTATTGGAAAATTTACCCGATTCATACATAGTAAGAAGACTAGAAACTAGAGTGCTGCTTTCAATACTGGCTTTATTCGTTAGATTACTCAATTCATCGTAGAACATTACAGCATTTCTATTATTTGTTCTAGACATCTCCAACCCCAAACCTTCAGGAGAGCCAGGAGTCCAAATTAAAGATTTACCGGAAGCGTTCCTAGTCGCTGCGCCGCCGTGCTCCACAATTCCAGCCGACTGTAAATAGTCTATCGCGTCCAATACGCTGCTAGACTTTATGACTCGGCCTTTTCTTCCTATGTTAATTGTATAGAAACTGGGTATTATTTGTTTGTCTTCAACTCTGACCTTGAGAGCCAAATAATTTAATACTATAACCATAGCAGGAATAAACATAAATTCTGGATACCTGCTGTTAGCATCACAAATTGGCTTGACAAAACCCTCGTAAATACTAGTGCCTTCCATAGCCCATCTCGGAAACATTGGGTATGGAATTCTAGGTATCTCTAAAGGCTCCGTCTCCGACACAGAAACAGGAGGAAAAACAAGACTTCCCGATTCTTTTATAACATATTTACTTATGGAATTCGCTATTGTCCTAACTTCTTGTTCTGATAGAGGAGGCCGACACTTACGCTGATTTACGGCCATTCCGTAAGCAAACAACTCATCGTAGCCCATTTTCAGGGTTTGTCTGGCTTTTCCCAGAATACTAGTTAATGCCACATTTCGGTTTCCCTCAAAAAAAATCTCGTCGCTGTCGGCGGCAACTTTAATTTTTTCTTCTTTGCTAGATTTCGCGCACCATTCTACTAGCCAATTTGGGGCTTCTAATATCTCTGAGTCTCGCAATATCTCATAACGTCCGCCCGACGTGGGATGATAGCTTCCCGGCGCTACAACATAACGATTATCAACTCTGGCTGACCAACATTCTTTTCCTGAAGCGTCCTTTCCTTGGACGTTTCCTAGTCGTATGCTGGCAGGAGTCTGCCGAAAATAAAAATGGCCTCTTCCGGGAGAGCTACGAACAGCAAAAGTAGGAGGTATCTTTTGTCCTGTTTGTTCTTCGATTTTTTTGGCAAATCCTGCTTGGTCTATTTCGAGGAACCACACTCCTCCTATCTTAGCAAATGCAACACACGCTGCATTGTAATTTTCGTCTTGACGGTCCCATTCCTCTATTATTTTTTCGTCGGTCGTAGCCAAGTCTTGCCAATTAGACAGAAAAGCTACTTTTGTTTTGGGCCGCAGAGGGATTACAGGGACACCACGCGAAATGAGAGGAGCCGCAATTTCTTTTAATAGTCCCATCTTTTTATTTTGGGTTTCTCCGTGATGCAAAGTACCAATCTTTGTATAAAGCTTTGAATTCTTCTAGACTTATATTCTTATACATTAAATCTCTGCCGACTTTCATATACTTTTTAGGGAGGAAAAAATAACAACCTTTTTTTGATGTTTTTACTTCTTCTATAACTACAATTAAAACTGTCGTATTGGGTAATTTAGATAATCGCTCCAACCATAATCTCTGTCCAATCGGCAAAGGACCATCGTGAAATTTAGTTTCTATGAGAAGAAAATTTCCACTAACTTCCAAAATTCCGTCAATGTCGCAAGGAAATAAATTAGGGCCTGGCAGCACACCCTCTAAACTTCCATAATCAATCACAACAGGATTTCTGACGAGTTCTCGCATCGTCGTGTTCCTTTTTGAACTGCGAGATTTGTGTACATCATTTACTTTTTTATCAACAAAAAAAA